TATTTGCATCCGCTTGCTATTCGCGTCTTGGTCCGCTTACTTAGCCGAATGCGATCGCCTGATGGGCATTCCGGATAAGAATGCCATTAAAATGCCATAGTTATGCACGAGTCCAACGGACAGCCGCCCGGCCCCAGCAACGAAACGCTCAAGCATCTGGCAGGCATGCTGCCGTCGTACGCAAAGGCCGTAGCCGAGAAAAAGCTTGGGGGAAAAGGCCGAAAGGAAGCGCCGAGAGTGCCGAGAAGTGTCTGCCCGATTTGCGGGACGGGGTTTGATTTTGGTCCGGCCGTTCATAACCTTCCCAAGCCAGACAAGTGCAAGAGCTGCGAAAAGGATCTGGCTGCTGGTTACACTGCATTCATCTGTGACGATCGATTTATCATCGCGAAGAGCGCGCGGCTAGCGGACATGGCGGGGAAAATCATCCAGCTCTCGCCGCCTGTGTTCGAACGACTGGCTAAAGAGTATGAGTTAGAGTGGAAAGTTAAGCATGGACCTTCAAATACCGCCACACTGGAAGCCGGTGACTCGGGAGCTGTTTGATGAGTACTTGCAGCAGTGCGACGATTATCGTACTGACGGCTGGGCTAACGGGATTCTCTACTACTTTCGGCGCAATCGAAGATGGTTTGGTTTCGTGCTCGACTCGTCAGGTTCGAGACCGGTTACATTCTACCTCGACTCAAAATTGTTGAAATGAACCTTCTCGAATGCCTAGACCAAAGCCCGCCGTTCCTCTGTTACTACCTCATCCGAGAGGGTGGTTCGCACCCTGGCACTGAAGTCATCGCGGAGCGGGCCGGTCTTTCAGCTACCACGGTTCGGCGCCTTGCCCGGTCGATCACGTGGGCGCCGTGGCGCTTGTCTGTTATCAACAAGTTCTGTGACGCTCTTGGCTTCAGCTTCGTTGTGAACATCCCGGCCAAAGGCGCGACCAATGGCGCACGGTTCTACTTCATCAAACCGTTCAAGCGGTACCTTGAGTTCCTGGCATCCGGCAAACAAAAGAATCCAATGCGGCATTTGGATGCACGGGAAAAGCAAAGGTTTCTGGCGTTGTGCCAGAAATGGCGAGAGGCTCGGGAGCTTCCGTTCTGAAATAAAAAACGCGCGGCCAAGAGTCGCGCGCTGCGGAAAGAAGGTTTGTCCCCGTTACTTCGCTGTGGGTGGTGGTGCCGCTGGCGGGGTCAATGCGTCCAGTGCATCCAGCTTATCGGAGACAGCCGAGACGCGCGTGGTGATACCGTCGAGCAGTGCTTGATCTTCCGGTGTGATTGTCCCGGTAGAATTCTGCAACGCGGCAATCTGGTCCTGAAGGGATTTTACATCGCCTTGCAGATCCGTGATCGCCGTGTCCTGACGGTCGAAGAATGCTTTCAATTTGTCATTGAAGTCACTGATTGCAGACATAATTTGCGAGTACCTTTCGTTGATCAAGTGGGCGAGTCGATCAGCCTGATCGTTGCCCTCATGATGGTGTCCTTTGCTCACGTGGCAAAGATACACTTCACCGGGACAGAATTAAAGACCGAATTACGGCTTGGGCAAAGCCAAGAGGTCGAAGTCAATCCGCTGTAAGCAAACGTCACTCCCTATTCTCGGCTGGCCGTTCTGATCCATGATGCACAGCTCGAACCAGAGAAAGTGATTCTGTTCGAAGCAAGGAAACTCACGCCCGGCGTATGGCTTCAAACCTTGGGCGACCATGCTCCCAATGGTCCCAGGGTCCAGGCAGGCAATCTGACCTTTGTAGCCAGCTTCCGGTACCGTGTCCAAGGTCCGCCACATGATCGCACAACGGATCCCGGTGGTGTTAACCGGTGAGTTCGCCGGTGCACTCGATTCATTCGTGTCGGCAATGTTGTAGCTATTGCCAAGTTTGATCTGGTACTTGCCCGGCACAGCTTCTTCGGACACGTCGTCATCAACCAGCACGCGACGGCAAATCTTGTCCCGGTCATAAAGGCCGGTTGGGATCTGCGCGCGAAGGATGGAGTAGTAACCGGTCTGCTGATAGATCGGATCGTCCAGGGGAATGTCGTCGCTGAGCTGCGCCGCGATCACGAGCATTTCGCGGTAGAACACTCCGGAGTTGAGTGATTTGATGCTCCAGTCAGACCCACTGGCGGCGAGGTAATCCTGTTCTTCGTTGCAGACGTTCCCTACCGGATTGCGCCGGTAGTTGCAGAACACAGAGTAACCGTGATCAACAACGTCGGACGTCTTGTAATCGAGCTGATTCACAAGGGTCCAGTTATTCACGGTATGCGTGCCGGACGGCCACGAGATCCAAAACTCGCGTGAGCTGGGCTTCCAACCGGCGCAAGGAGCGCCGCAATCCAGACCTGATAAGGCTGTGTCCGGCTTGCGGTAAATCACTCCGGAGGCGCGATAGATCCAATCTTCGCGCTCTGGCTGCGCAATGTAAGGGTCATAGCGGTAAATGCTGTCCCGGCTCATGTATCGGACTTCTGTCCCCATGCTTACCAGAGTTCGGGGGAACGTGAGGCAACCGGTTTGGTTCAACGGCTCGACGTAGACCCTGGTGAAAGAGAAGTCTGTCGTGGATCCGGCCGGGGAAACGCTCACCTTCCAGATAGCGCGCCGAGTGAACACGTAAAGGCTGCCTTGCATCGTGGTGGCGGCAAGAATTTCGTCACCGTAATCGAGGTCTTGGTAGTCGGCGATCGTGTCCGTCGTGCCCGGGTTCCAGCTCAGCGGGTTGTTGAGGTCGCACCACATGATCCTGACTGGATGCGGGCCATCCTTGTCAGTGAAGTTCATCAGCATGATCACGCCGCTGTACTGGATGACAACGTGCGCACCCATCACGTCCTGAGGCGCACCACTCCAGACAGCGTACAGGTCAGGGACGGGTTGCGTCGTTGGGTCGCCGAGGTTCTGATAGATGATTTTGTCCGTTGGATTGCCGTTGGCGAAAATAATTATGTCCTGCAGAACGTCCGCGCGCCAGTAAGAGCCCGTCGTACCGTAACCGGTGGCGATTGTTGTCCAAAGCCCGGTTGCCTCGTCCAGCCAGTATAACCGGCTCTGCGTACCGGCGTAGAGTCTGCGCGTGCCATCGCTCGCGGTGGTCTCCAGCTCGAAAGTTATCGGCTCGCGATCGGCGCCTTGATGATGCAGGTCCTGATTCTGGTAACGGCCGTCAATCACCACGTCGGCGAAAGCTTTGGTGTGTCCGTCGCGACGGCAGCGTTTGCCGTCCGGTGTGATCTGGAAGTTACCGGCCCAACGGAAGGCGCCGGGCGGAATGTCGGCCGGTCGCGATCGCGTGTCGAGCACTCCGATTAACGGTGTCAGCGAAACTGTGGTCCAAGGTGTGCGTGCAATGGCTCTTGGCATAGGCTTACGTTAGTTCATCGCTGGCGCGGTGGCGGCGCCAATTTGCTTCTGTGATGCGGCGTTTGATGGTGCGGATGTCCTGATCGTCGACGCCCTTGATCCAAAAGTCATCGGCTCCCTGGTCGAAGCAAAGCTTTCGGGTCGCGTCATCATCACAGCCGCTCAGCACGATGCAAAGCGAGTCCGGGTTGTCGGCAATGAAATCCTCGACCGTTCGATTAAAGCGCGCATCCGGCAGTCTGAGATCCAGCAGGACGCAATCGTAGCTCTGTTTTTTGAGCTTCGCATTCGCTTGCGCCAATGTGTGGCACTCGTCGACGATGAAAGCCGGGGTAAGTCTCCTTTTCAGTATCGCCAGATCGTCCGGATTATCTTCAACAAGCAATAAGCGCATGCCGGTTCGTTCCGAGTTATTTGGCACTGCGTCCATAAGTGCGTTTGTCTTGAGCTGCTTTCGCAGCCGCTCCATGTCGACCGATCGCTCTGAGGCAACTGTTCGGAGATCTGATTTGATTGATCCAAGTTGCGTCCGCACCTCGCTAAACTCCGCTTTAATTCCGGACACAGCCGCCCACACATTACTCAGCTCCGCCCTCAGGTTGGTATCGTCGTAGGGTTTGGTCTTCGTTTTCTCGATTACATTGAGTCGATCCATGAGCGCCTGATACTGCGTTCCCATCTTCCAGATGAGCGCACCAATAACGACTACGGCCGAGACTGCGGTGAACAACGGCACGGCAGTCTTCTCGTCGATGATCTGACCAAGGAAGATCAAACCTCCAGCGACACTGCTCGTGACCATTTTAACAATGAAATGCGGGACTCTATGAATCATGGGAATTGGTGTCACGGGCTGGTTACTCGAACATTGGTTACCACTGGCGGAAGGACAGTGATCGTCGCTGGTGAACTGACGGTAACTCCGAAAGTGTTCGACGCCTTCAGGGCATAGGTGCCGGTATTAGTCCCAGTCAAAAACGAAAAGGTGAGGCTCGTGGTCGTTGCCCCGGCGATTGGTTGTCCGCTGAAGAGCCATTGATAAACCGCGTTGGTACCGGCGTTGGCCGTCAGCGTCTTTGAGGTGCCGTAGTTATTGGTACCACCGACAGGCTGCAGTGTGAATGCTGGTGCGGTTCCGCTGGCAGGAACGGTGTAACTGATCTCAGTCGAAAATTGGCTTTCGAGTCCTGTTATGTAGTAACAGGTCGCAGCGAAGAAATACACCCTTCCGACAATCAAATTGCTGATTGTGATTGAGTTGTTGTCTCCCGCATTGACGAGATTGGTATAGCTGTGGGTTACCCCTCCCTCGTAGATGTTGTAGCCAACAACGCGAGGGTCAATGCTCTTGTCCCAGGCTAGTGTTACGTTCGCGGCTTCGGCGCCGATAGCGGCAAAGAGGAAGGCGGTGAGGAGGATGTTTTTCATTTTGGTTTTGGGTTAACTTCAATCGAACCGTTCGTAAGCCATTTTGGAATCCTGCCGCCTTGGCGATAGATGACATCCATTTGCAAGCGGGCAAAGTTAATCATCGTGTTGGTTACCTGACAGAGTGAGTTGACCTGCACCGGATCGGCTTTTCCGTTAGCTGCGTTTGTTGCGGCTTGCATCAGAGCATCTGTCAGATCATTTGAGGTTTTGATCTCCACCTCTGGAGTTCTCAGGATTATTTTTGCGTCGCGCATTGCCCTCTCCCCTTTGGTCACCACGCCCTGCTCGAAGGCCAATCTAATCAATTCATCACGGCCGTTTACCCCAAGCTTCTTCTGCAGCTCTCCAACGTGAAACTCGATCGTCTTTACGCTGAGGTGAAGTTCATCAGCGATCTCTTTGTTATGCTGGCACAAAGCAACCTTCTTCAACACGGTCACCTGACGGTCGGACAAATCCAAGCTGTGTCCATTTACTGTAATTCTGCCTGCTTCCATAGCTCACGTTTCAATCTCATTTGAGCCCGTTTCAGCTCGATCAACCACTGCGGCCAAGCCTTGTAAGGCACATTTTTTGTCCCGCGACTCAGCAGCACGCGCACGTACCAATCTGTCAGGCGCTTCGTGAGTCTGTTCTGACGAATCGGCTTTGGCGCCTTTCTCGGTTTCTCTTTTCGGCGCCGCGCAAGCTGAGCCTCATTGCAGCAGAGCTTGCATCGGGTCTGAATGCCAGCACCATTTCTGCGGTTGGTTCGTCGGCACGCTGTTAGAGGTGTTTGGTGCTTTGGGCATAGTCTCATTGAATAGGCGCGTGCCCGGGTGGATTGTTCGATTTCGGGACGAGGTAGTGATACCATTGCGACCAAGGACTTTGCAGTCCGGTCGAGTCGACCGTTTTGACAGCAAAGTACACCACGCTCCCAACCGTTAATCCTGACACCTGATAGCTCGTTTGGGTGGTGGTTGCCGTGCTCGTATAATTGTTTGCTGCCAACCCCCAGCCGACAATGTAACTGACCGGCCGGTTCCATCCCGTCGCGGCATTCCACGTAACGATTGCAGGTTGGCTTTTGTTGGAGCCCGAAGCAGTCGGCGCCGCCATCATTGGCGCCGGTTGAACGGATACAGCCTGAGGCGTTTCCGGTGTTGGAGGTGGTGCTGGCGTTGACGGATTTGATGTCGTGCAACCCGTTGCCAGAATTGCCGCCAGCACCAAAGCGAAAATGGATTTCACGAGGCTTTGACTCCGATCTTCTGCCAGCCATTAAGGCCGGTGCTGGCGATCTTCATCCACAGCTCGCCGGTATCGTTGTCTTCGTAAACCTGCCCTGGCATCGAGGGGACTACGCCCTCAGGTGAGCCGGTCCCGCCGATAATAACGCCAGAGGTTTGAACCTGAGATGGCAATACAAGCGGGAATGGCCCGCTGCGATCTCCCATTGCTGAGTAATTTCCAGACATGGGCCAGAGTTTAAGCCCACTGAGCCCAAACGGAAGAATCGAAAAGGCTTAGGCCGCGCCTTGCGGTCCCATCGTGACGTGCTTGGGTGCAGCTTTGGCTGCTGGAAGTGCGTGTTTCTCTTTCACCTGAGCCTCACCGGCCGCGACATTTACCTGAACGATCGCCGATCCTGGCGGCAAGTTGCGCGGAGGCTTCTCGACACTGGATTTTTGGGCTTTATCCGCTATCTCAAGGAGAATCTTTGCTTTGCGTCCGGAGATTTCGGCGAGGTACCCAACCACTTCGGCAGCGTCCATTCTATCTTCGGCCGGTAGTGCTTCGTTTTCGGACAACTTGACGCACTGCTCCATTGCCCTTTCCAGATACTCATAACTGGATAGCTCGGTGGTAACCAGCACGCGCGGCAGCTTCAGGTTTTTAGTTATTTCATCCCCATACTGAGCAAAGAGTTCGTGCTTGGCCTTGTCCCACCACTTTTTGCTTTTCCCCAGAGTATCAACAACGGTGCAGTCCTGCGGACCGGCTGAGCGCGCCACTGGGAATTCATCCGGCCGGGATGGCCGATCGGGCAAATCGTTGATGCTGGTCACGTCATCATCGAGCAGGGTAGAGGGGGCAGACACAGTGACAGACCCCTCGCCGCTCTGCATTCGTTTATTGATGTCCTTCAGCTGAGTTAACTCCGTGGGCCGTCCATCCGTATTTGTTTCCGGGGAGTTCGTCATCGATCCAGCAGGTTGCATCAGTCAATTTGGCCTTAGCCTCCATGTTGCACCAGCACCCTAATCCTCTCAACTCTTTCTTTAAGGGCGTACCGCACGTCTGGAGTGGGCGGTAGAATAGGGGGCAGGTCTGGCAGGCGTTTAGCCGGGCGGTGCGCAATGAGTCGGACACCGTTGAATCTGGCTCCAGCGCGCCCCACCACAGTGATACCGCTCGCCAGATCCGGAGGTAACCGCTTCGGTCGGTGAGGTTCGTAAACAAAGCGGCGACAAGCAGAGCGAGACATAATCGAAGGTTGCTTCTTAACTGTTCACGGCTCATAATTCGCGCAGCAGCCCGGAAACACTCCGGGACTGCTGCTAACATCAATCATAAAGCGACTTATGACTGACGCTGCAGGACGTTCTCACAATTCGAGGGGTCATTACAACCCTACACATGGAGCATCACGCACGCCTGAATACCGCACATGGCAGGCGATGCGCGCTCGCTGCGAAACACTTACCGATTCCGCTTACCGAAACTATGGAGCCCGAGGCATTCGGGTTTGCTCAAGATGGTCGGACTTCTCTACATTTCTGAGCGATGTGGGGTTTCGACCTTCTCCCCGTCACACTTTGCATCGAATCAATAATGACGGAAATTATGAACCCGGAAACTGCGCTTGGGTAACCGGATTGGTGCAGGGTAACAATAAAAGGAACAATCACGTCATCAGCTGGGACGGTAGAAGCATGACAATTTCCGAGTGGTCGAGAGAGCTTGGAATCAATTATCGAACTTTGACGGCTCGTATCAGACGCGGATGGGCTTTGGCAAGGGCTCTTGCAAATTAGAGGTCGATAGTCACAAGCCTAGAAGTGTTGGCTCTCCTGACTTTGACCATATTGACGATACAGCTCCGGGTCAGGTCTTCGCTAAATTCGCTTGAGGCGAGGTACGAGGCGGCATCGAACACGTGTTTCCAGCGGCTGGCCTTCGCGATCACCTGCATCTGTGTTGTGCCACGTTTGAGCGATTTGTTCATTTGAATCAGCTTCGGGCATTTGTCGGCACTGAAGTAAATCCGCTCGTCAAAAAGGAATTTGCGCCACAGGTCGACCCGGTGCGCGACTGAGCCGGGCCCCTTCGGAGCTGCCTCAAGAACGATTGGCGCCGTAACCTTCACGTCGCCGCGTTGCATCGCCAGCACTGACTCATCGAAAATGATCTGGTGATAGAAGCGGCTGCTTTCCGGGGAGTGCGCATCGAATACGTTACGGTCGGACCAATGCCGCCAAGCGATCCGGCCCGGACGTCCACAGACGTCTTCCCAGAAAGCCATTTTCTTCAGGACGGCCATTACCAGCTCTTCCAGGGTATGCGGTTCGCCGGTCACAACCACTTCGTCGAGAAACTTCAACACTCCCAGCGTTCTGTTTTCGACTTGGGTAAACGCCTTTTCAGCGAACACAACCGCAGAATTGGATGAGCCCGGGTCCCAGCCGGTATAAAGCTCGTGGCAGTTCTCTTCGGGTACCAAAATCTCCGGATCGCTATTGGCGGAGGTGCCGATCTCGCCTCGGACGTGGGTGCTCGGCCGGAAAAGTTTGCTGAATAGCGCGTCTTCGCTCGCGGTTACCCACTCACCTTTGATGTAGCGCGCATACAGATCTTCATCGAGCGAGTACTTTGAAACCAGCTCTGCGATGCGCTCAGGCGTGTCGAAAATGTTGTCGGCAATTTCGAATTCGATACGCGCGAGGTTCGATTTAATCGCAGACAACTCGATCGGCACGCTGTCATCGTCCATGTCCAACAGCTCATACCAGAGTTTATAGATCCAGCTCTCAATACCTTCGTCTGAGGGATTGGTGTCTGCGAGGAAGAGGTGCTTATCGGAGGGCAGGCCGATCAATCGGAGTGTTTCGGTCCATGTCAGGAAAGTTTTCAGCTTTCGGAACGTCGACAGCTCAGGCACGTAGATCGTCGAGTAACGGCGCGGTTTGAACCTGTCTTCGACTTCTTCTTCGACTTTCAGTGATTCCAGCTGGATCACCGTGATACCGCCATTGGCCTTTCTTTCCTTGGGCTCCATGTCGCAGCCGATCCGGTTGACGATCTCGCACGTCGGCTTTTTCGAAACGCCCATCAGGTAAGGCTCGCGGTGGTATTCCAGGCCGAAATTGCCCTTGATCCATTGCGGGATAACAATGTCGGTGAGGTCTTTCCAGATGCCAGAGTCAAACCCAACCGTTTGCGAAATGGTCACCATGCAGGCGTTGCCGCGTGGTGTGTTGAAGGCGTGATCAAGGAAGGCGTGCAGGCAGCCTATCGTCTTGGTGCTGAAGCGCGGGCCCGAGGCTAAAACAAACTTCTTACGCTTGCACAACTCGCGCAGATCGTCCTGCTTCGGGCTTGTGCCGGGGTGCCATTCTTTCTGACTGTTTTCGATTTCTGCTTGCAAAGGTTCGCCCTATCGGTCTACGGTCCGGTTCAGCATAGCGGCTCTCCCGGCAGCCGTTCAACATAAACTGGAAAAGGCGATCATGTTATGAACGGTGAACCAATGTCTGACGAAGCAGGCGCAGCTGAGGATCGGCTGAGCCTAACACCGAGCAAATTTCCCTTCACTGAGGACTGGCAGGACGGGCAGACCTACACGATCACTGCCAAGGTGCAGCAAATTTCGCCCGGTGAGTTTCAGGTTATGGAAGCCACAAGCCCCGGCGCCGATATGCCCGCAGAGCCCGGCACCGAGGTCCAACCGGAGGCAGAGCCCAACAACGAAGACGAAGCGCCAGCAGCTCCGCCCAATCCGGCCGTTCGCGGCATGATGAAAAGCGGGAGCCCGCGTCAGATGTCGAAGCGCGGTTACTGAGGGTCGCAAATTCCAGATGCCAACCCGAGAGCGTTACCAGCGCGACAAGGAGAAATACGCCCGCCTCTCACGCGAGGAATACAGGCGCAATCGTTCGGCGATTCTCAAACGGCGCGGCGAGGCTCGTCTAAACTGGTCTGAAGAACGGAAGGAGACCGGTAGGGCAGCTGGAAAAAAATGGAGGCAATCCGAAGCGAACAGGCGACGGCAGGCAGACAACATAGCTCGCTGGATCAAAAAGCACCCAAAACGCTACGCTGAAATTCAATCGAAGTACAGATCCAGGGTGAGGGCAACGCCTAAGGTCAGGCTTAACTTGCGGATCTCAAAAGCGATTAGAGAATCACTTGTGAATGGTAAAGTGGGTCGACGATGGCCTGACCTTGTTCCCTATTCCCTTTCGGATCTAAAGGCTCACTTGGAGCGCAATTTCAAGCCCGGTATGAACTGGGACCGGTTTATGCGAGGGGAGATTCACATCGACCACGCGGTTCCGCTGGCGAAGTTCAACTTTTCTTGCCCGGAAGACATCGAGTTCAAACGCTGTTGGGCTCTTGAAAACCTGATGCCCGAGTGGGCGTCGGTAAACGAGAGTAAAAACTGTCGAATTTTAGTACCGACGCAGATCGCTTTGGGACTATGAGTGTTTCTATCGCCGATCTCAAAAAGTATGGTTGTAGCTCCGGGCACTATAAGGCGATTTTCACTAAGCTTCCCTCTGAATACACCAAACGCCAGAAGCGGCTAGTCGATCTGATTTCCGGCCGCATTCGGGACGGCTATACCAACACCCTCAGGGAGCATCGCGCGTACTACGCGATCGATCTGGCTTACGAAGCGCCGTTTGCTCAAACGACTGCGACCTTTGTTAATCACATTCGTAGTCAGAATCTCAATTACGATCAGACTGTCGAGGCGCTGAAGAGCTACGGTCTCAGCGAGTCAGAATTGTTTTTGGACATTCCCAGCCCGGACGGGCTGGCGACAACGCGTTGCATCAATTATCCGGTCTTCTATCAGATGTACGTGCCGATCGTTAAGGCGTATGTCACTGCGATCGTCGCGGAGATCTTCAATGAGCGAAACACCGTCCCGCTCTTGCCGTATAAGCCGCTGAAGAATTCGGAGAAAGACAAGATCCGGTGCGATGTCATTACCGACATTGGGCAAAAAATGGCAGCTCAGTACGGCTACGCCGCGCTTTACCGGCAGACGATCCAGCAGATGCTCAAGTACGGCATTATGCTGTGCTTTCCGCGTGAGGAGTGGCATCACGAGTATCAGATCCTCGACGGCAAGAAAGAGCTGATCAAAGAGGGCTTGCGGTATATGACTCCGCACCCGAGCCGCACCTACTACGATCTTGAATATCCTCTCACTTCATTCAACACCGACACAGGATGCACTTTCGCCGGGCACTGGCACGTGTTGACCTACGGCACGATCCTCGATAACCGGGATTACTGGAATAGGAATAACATCTTTTCCGGTACCAACTGGTTTCAATCGCCCCTGGCTGGCAATTACTTTTCGGAAGTGTTCCCGTGCAACATGAAATGGCCCCCGCGCTGGTCCGGGCCAATGAGCCGCGAGGACAAGCTGGCGTGGTACAACTCCTCTGAGGACCGTGACAAAGCCGTGTTTGTTACGGAGCATTTCCAGAAGCTGATCCCAAAAGACTGGGACCTTGGCAGCTATCCTTACCCGGTCTGGCACCGGTTCACGGTCGCCGGTGATGATACGATCATTTGGTCTGAGCCGGTCGGTTACAATCCGGTTTGGTTCATGGGGTACGATTATGATGAGCAGATGGCGCGCACCTCAAGTCTCGCGCTGGAGATCATCCCCTGGCAAGATCAGCTCGGAAACATCCTCTCCCAGATGCTGCTGACGATGCGGCAGAACCTCACGAATGTCATTTTTTACGATACCAATCTGGTCGACGGGGAAGAGATTAAGCGCATCCAGAATGCCGGTGAACGTAAGTACAAAAGCATTCAATGGGTGCCGTATGACTCATTTAAAAATGCTGCCGCGCGGCTTAATCAGGCACAAGCGTTCTACCCGGTGAAGTTTGAGAAAGTGCCGATCGCCGAACAGATCCAGTGCCTCAGCACTACGTTGAACATAATGGAGCGCGTGCTACAGATTTCTCCGCAGCAACTCGGTGGCGCCGCCAGTCATCAGCAATCGAAGGCCGAGGTCATGCAAACGGCCGGTAGTGGCAACAACCGGATCGCTTTCCTATCCGCCAGCGTCGATGAGGGGACAGACGCGTGGATGCGCCAGCTTTACGATGCGGAGCAGAATTATCTCGACCCGAATTTCGAAGCGGACATTTCCAATGAAACTCCGGATCTGGAAAAGCACCTCGAAGAGATGGGGTTCGAAGTGAGGCACCAAGGCGAGGATACCGTTACGGTCTCCGGTCATAAAAAACGGTTGCGCCTCGAAGGCTTTGCCTCGGTCAACGTCGGGCCCAATCGAGCGAAGGATAAAGAGATCGCTCAAGTTATTTTCCAAGTGGTCGGTACCGTTGCCGGTCAGGAAGATCTGCACAAGAAAATCGGCGCTAAGACGCTGCTACGGTTAATCGAGCAGGCCGCAATCCTGGCGGGTGCACCTGCAGACTTTAAGCTGCAGATCGATCAGGATGCTGAGCAAGAGGGTGAGATCGATCCGCAAGTCATCCAGGCTATTCAGCAGGCGCAGGCAGCGACGATGCAGGTTGTCGAGCAGAAGATCGTTCAACCGATCGCTCAGGAAATCGGTCAGGACCAACAGAAGATCGTGCAAATCGAGCAGACCCTGCAGCAACTGCAGAAGATTTACGAGGTCGCGGCCAAGACCCAGGACAAAAACGCGATCAAAGCCAGCGAAAGCGCCGCCAAACAGCAGACCCGTGCTCAAGAGGCGGCTGCCGAGCAGCAACGCAAAGACAAGGCGTTTCACGCTGAAGAGCAGAGGCGCAATGCCGCGCTCCTTCAGAAGCTGGCAGCCGCTAACGCAGAGCTGCAACAGAAGCTGGCGGCAATGCAGGCCGAGACTCAGAGCAAAATCGAGGCGGACCGGATAAAGGCCGAAGCTGCCGCAAAGTCCAAGCGCGAGGCATAAAGGCGTGGTGCGCAATGCAACCAGACTTCTGCTAGTGGGTATCGTTGGATTGATTTTTTGGGTGTGCTTCGCGAGCATTCTTGGCTGCGTCAAATTGGTGGAATGGGCTACGCGCTCCGAGTTCCCCGATAGTTAGGGTCCAGATTTTTCTTGCCAGCGGTTCACAAGGAAGGGTTAACTCCGCCACTGTCGAGTGCGCCGATAACGGACCATTTATGATCAAGTGCGACCTTGAGCAACTGCCCAAAGAAAAAGACCGAGAGCTGCGTTCCTGGCTTGGCAGCGACCAATATCAAACGCTCGTGCGGGTCATCGAGTGCAAGGTAAAGGATCACGAGTGCAAGGCGTTGGCAGCTGCCCTTCAGTCCGGCCCAAACAATCTCAAGGGTGACGCTGCAGACGCAGAAATGGAGAAAGCCCGCCGTTATCATCACTGTCTCGAAGTCCTGGCCGAAGTGCGCAAGCACCCCGCAAACGAACTATTCACTATTGCAAAATTATGCTGACGCGATTCGCTCTCCCACTCCTCTACCCTGACGGTCCTGCTGCCGCAGCTCCACCGGTAACCCCGCAACCAGATCCAGGCGCCGCGCCAGCTCCAGCCGCGACTCCACCGGCCAAGCCCGCGCCTGAAAAACCTATCGACTCAAAGCAGCTCGCCGGGTTCGCTGCTGATTTCCTCGGTAAACAGATGACGGGTGAGGGTGAGCCTAAACCGGCGCCGAAGCCAGAGGGCGGCGCACCTGCGGATCCGGCCGCTGCGGCGCCCCCAGCTGCTGAGCCCGCTGCGCCTACTCCGCCGAAGCCGAAGAAGGCACCCCAGAAAAAAGCTGCGACACCTCGCGTTGAGCCCAAGACCGAACCTCAGCCGCAACTGACGGCAGAGCAGATCGCGCAAGCCGCAGCCAAAGGTGTTGCTGAGGCGATCAAACCTTCCGCACCTGCAGGAGCCCCAAAGACGGAGCTGAACGATGTTGAGCAGCGTCGCGTTGTCGCTCTTGAGCACATGGAGAAGATGTATCCGGAGAAATACCCGGGCATTGCTGAAAAGTACAAAACGTCCCTGCTGGAGCTGCAGGCGTATGCTGAGAAATGGGAGGCGGCGCACCCGGGCGAAACCTTTGATGAGGGAGCCGATGAGCACGCGTCATTTTTTGCAAAGCATGACGTCGATTGGGATGATCAGGATTTTACCGAAGCAGTGGCGGACATCCGGGCTACCGCCAAGATGCAGGAGCAACAGAAGGAGTCTGAGAAACGTATGTCGAAACTGGAGCGCGGCGAACGGTTGCGCCAAGCGGCTCCAGAAATCGGCGAGCATCAAACGGCCGGGGCGACTGTGTTCTGGGGCAACACCAAACCCGAGCTGGCTAAGGTGATTAAGGATGACGGCACCGTCGACGTCGCTCTGTTGACTGAGCAACAGAAGAAAGACCCGATTGGTTACACGATCAGGGTTAATGCTGCGAACCAGCTCAATACCGAGGTTGCGGAGCTGTACAAGGTGATGAACGGGCTCGAAGATTTTAACGCGAAGAATCCGGCGCACGTTGCGATCGGTGAGTTCGCGGCTGATATGGAGCGCGATTTATTGCGGCGCCCGGATGAGGAGCAGCGCGACGCAGACGGCCGGAAATTTCTACCGGCTAGTCAGTACTGGAAGATCCCAAAGGACCGGCGCGATGAATACTATTGGACTTTTTCACCGGCCGAATTGGCAGCTCTGAGGGCTCATTCTTTGGCAACTCGCACAGAAAAAATTGTAGAAATGGAGCATAAAAGGCAGCGAGAATATGCTTTAGCGATGGGATGGAAGCCGCCTGAGGGTGCTGAAACCGTAGCACAGCCTGAGGTTGAGCATGCACCCGCAGCTGCCGATCCTGCCGAGCTGAAACCGCGATCGCCGTCTGCTGGTGGCGAGTCAAGATTGCACGCTAAGTCTGGAGGCGGAGCGAAGGGAGCCGAAGATTTCCTTTCCTCTTTCGGAAAAAAACAGTTGGGACAATCGTAATTGGAAATGGGGCAGTAAGCCCCTGAACCAATTACGATATGTCGACTCCAAATAGCACAATCAACGCTAACGCGTTCGCGAAGTGCGCGCCCGCCATCACTTCGAACATTAAGCAGTGCGGCAGTGTGACTGCCTGCAATGCTGTGCCCGCCACTGCCGCCGATCTCGCTACCATTTACCAGACGTCGAACGATTTTCGCGTCCTCGAAGCTCTCTTCCATCACGACTTCGAGATCAAAATGTGCGAGGCCGTGCAGAACGGCTTGTACGATTTTCTGATGGCGAACAAGGTGTCTGTGCGACGCCAGATGCAAACCCGCCGTCTACCGGGCGGACTCATCGAAATCGCTCCTTTCGTCTTGGGTAGGCAGTACAGCCCGATCAACAATGCTTACTGGGAAGTCGGCGCCGGTCAGGCAAGCGGGCAAAATTGGCAGGTTCACGCATTCAGCACGACCAACATCCCTGCTGATGTTCGCTCTTTCCCCGTTGGCTTGCGCGTGTTCATCGACGGTGTTTCTGTCGGTGGCTCTGCGACCCGCACGCAATGGGAAGTGGTGAGCGCCACGCTCAGCGGCAGTGCCAATTACATCGTTCTCGTCCTGTCGCCTCAAAACGCGGGATCGTTCCTCGACTCGTCCAAGCTCACTAGCCCGGTCAAGGGTTTGCTGCGGCGCGGCACTCCGAACGTGAACGATTACGAGAAGTTCTGCGCGGAAATGCCCGCTTACCTCAACTGGCGCAATGTGCCGTTCTGGGTGGAAACGACCCGTACGAGCATGTGCAAATCCAGCCAGTATGACAAGTGGCGCCAGCTGGTTCTGCAGGACAATGCGCTCTACAAAGAGTTTTTCGATCTGGATGACATCGAGAAAAACAAGCAGCTGGCCAACGATTGGCAGCGGCGCCTTGTCGATCAAATGTTCTGGGGCAAAGGTCTCGTCGGTCAGGATGCGACGAACTATGACACCCTGGCTCAGATCGACACGTTTGACATCACCACTGACTGGACCGGCGCCGCGCTCGGTGTTGACGGTGGCACTTGCGTCGGCCGTCGAGCCAACGCAGTCGGCATCTATGAACAGATGGCCGAATGCTCTCGGGTAACGGACCTGCAGGATGCGCAGTTGAATCTCCCGGCTTTGTTCCGCGAGATCTACAACATGATGCGCGTGCGTGAGGGGCAGAATCACCCCAACCCTCGCAGCTTCGACATCTTCACCGACTCCGTTGAAGCCGATTTGATCAACTCCGCGATGATCAAGTACTACAACAGCAAGTCGGATGGCACGCTCCGCCTGAACATGCCGGTCGAGGGTTACTCGATCGCCAAGAAAGCGAATTTCGGTTTCAGCTACCGGAGTTATCCGCTGTTCTGGCCTGCCGGTGTGACGATCAACATCATCACGCACAACTTCTTTGACGATTACCTCACTGCCGCCAATCAGGTCGGTATTGAGGATTCTGCAAGGGTTCTCTGGCTGCTGGACTTCACTGGCATTCGCCCGGGGATCCTTGCTTCTAATCGCGTGGTCCACAAGACCGGCGACCTGAAGACCCTGGCGTCGATCAACCCTGACTTTGCTTGCGTGATGCGCGTGCCGACTCAGGAGCAGACTTTAATGTCGCTCACGTGGACGATGATCGTCGACTGTCCGGCTGCTAATCTGATCATTGAAAACTTCAACGGCCAGATGCCGGAAGGTGTAGTCGATAACGGCGCCAATTACGGTGGTGGCACTGGCGGAACGACAACGACAACGACCACGCCTCACTAAGTCAACGACTTCAAGAATTGTTAAAGCCGTAGCGCCGGGAACAAAGCGGCTTTAAGCTCGACGAGAGGCAGGACCGACTTATAAAGTGGCCCTGCCTCTTCTTGTTATGAAGCCAGCTGAGAAATATCGCGAGGCACATCGACGTGCCAGTTACGCGTATTATCTCCGAAACCGCGACCGTGTTAATAGGGAGTCAACCGCGCGCAGCAAAGCGGCTTACGTTCCACGTCCAAAGCGGAAAACTCTCCGTGAACTTTCACCGGAGCAGTATCGACAGCATATTAGGAAGCGCAACAAGCGGAGGCGAGCAAGACAAAAACTAGATCCGCGATGGCGGTTCGAGAGAGCTGTGCGGACGAGGCTGAGGAAGACGCTGCGGGATGCTAAGCGAATGCACAGAACATTTGATTTGGTTGGTTGCACGATCGGCGAGTTGAGGGGTCACATCGAACGTCAGTTTTCTTCGGGCATGACATGGGACAACCACGGAAGCGCACCCGGGAAATGGGAGTTAGATCACCGAATTCCTGTCGCGTCATTTGATTTGAGCGACGCTGTTCAACTCCGCGCTTGCTTTCACTATTCCAATTTGCAACCACTGTGGTATGAAGTGAATCGTAGGAAGCGCCATTACCGCGCTCCTGAGTTTGGCAACAACTGACACGAATATGGTCTTCTTCCTGAAAGAAATCGTTTCCAACAAGTACATTGTTGGCGGTGCCCCGGTCCCTTTCGAGGTGTTGGACGGAAACATTGGCGTGATCGCTTTGGAGGAAAATGACGGTAACAAGTCTCTGATCTCCGAGTTGACTAAAAGCTGTGGTCGGTTCGGTATCAGCAAGCTGAGCGAGGCCGAATACTCTGAAAAAAAAACCCTTCACCCGCTCGCGCAATCTCCGCAGCGATCGCGGCAAAACGAAAAGCTGCGGGTGGTGCAAACGCGCGTGCCAACAAACCCGTTCGGGAGGCAAGTCCATCAAGCCGCCCAAGGAGAAAATGCTGCGGTGGCTAACACCCCAGCTGCTCCAGCTGCCCCGGTGGCGTCAGCGCCCCAGGCACCTGCTCCTGCTTCCCCGTCTGCCAAGGGTGAGTCTGCCGATTCTACGACCGGCATGCTTCCACCAAAGTTCACACCCGCAACCCGTCGCATCTCCCGGCGTCCTGACGAAACCGCTGTAGCAACGGGAGAATGACATTTGCTGATCTAAAAGCGTCGGTTTACGCAAACATCTTTCCTACGGGACAGGCGCCGAACCTCGTCGCGCCGCACCTGAAGATGATCATTGACGCTTTGATCGATCTGCAGACGGTCTGCGAATGTCTCCAGCAGGACAATACCGACATCGTACCGCAGTGCGCGACTTTCTATGAGTGCGGATTAACTCTCCTGGCAGCGCCTCGCGGCATGATCAAAAAGGTATCGGTCATCGACAAGACCGATCCGAAGACACACCTCGAAAACCCGGATCTGCCTGATAACTACTGCGATGAGATCCCATACAATCAAGTCGATTCCTGCCATGTGCGCCGGTACCTCGCCGCGCGCGGCAACACCTGTTGCGGTCTCGGTCCGTTTTTCGGCTTGGGCTTCGGTAACTTTTGCGGCAATCCGTTTCCAATTCCGACAGATGAGGGTTTACCGGCCGGGCTGAAGCCGCTTCCTTTTAGCGTTCACTACGCACAGACGTCGACCAACCGCCAAACAACGAACGGTCAAGGCTTCAGGGCTCGGATGGGTATCTGGGCCCTGGAGCGCGGCAACATTTACATTGCGCCGTGGATCCAGTCTACGGAGAGCGTGATCATCACGTGGGACGGCATCAAGCGGAAGTGGGCGGATGACGATGGCGTCGACGATGATCCTTTGCTCCAGGCTGCGGTCGAAGAGTACCTTCGCTGGGGCCATGCCGATCGTTACGACAAGGATGAGGCAGAGGCAGCGCGCGCCGCTGGCGCCTACGATCGAGCCCGGGCGGCTTTAATCCATCAGTGCCGGGAAGAGACACGCACCCGCGAATGTGAGCCGAGTTTTGCCCGATCGTCGGTCCCGAGCCTCACCACGCTCTATTACAACACCACACAGCAGGCCAGCGCGACGTGTCCGGATGGCAGTAACCCGATCACGGTCACTATTCCGGCCGGTTCGGTGTCCAGCTCTGTGTCAGTGGCAGCGGCCAATCAGCTCGCGCTCAATCAGGCGCAAGCACAGGCCAATGCGCAGCTCGTGTGCGTCCCAGGACAGCAGACTTGGTTTAACACGGTGCAGGTGTTCACGGCTCAGTGCACGTCGACTGAGGAAGGCGCACCTACGCCGGACGGCACCCCGGTCACCGTTACGATTCCGGCCGGGACACTCAGCTCGACAGTCTCCCAGGCGGATGCAAACGCTCAGGCTTTGGCCCTGGCGACGCAGCGCGCGCAAGCGTTGCTCGAATGCACCTTCTGGAATGCGGAGCAAAGCTATACGGCCATTTGTCCTGCAGACCATAACAACACCGTTACGATCACGGTCGACGCGCATACTTTCAGCTCGACGGTAAGTCAGGCTGCAGCCGATCAGCTCGCGCTCACTTCGGCAACGAATACAGCGAACAACCAGTTGGCGATGAGCTGCGGCAGTCTGGGGCTGTTCAACAACACGTTGCAGATCGCGCACGCGACTCAAGGCGGTTGCCCGGGTCCGTTTGGACAAACAACGGTTTTCGTCAACGTGACGGTACCGGCAAATCTGTTTACTGGCGCAACTCAGCAACTTGCCAACCAAGCAGCAATTAACGCTGGCAATGCTTACGCTGAGGGTCTTGCAGCGAACCTTTGTAAATCCGGTCAAACTGGGAGTCACGATTTCACCTATCCTGGCTAATGGACTTTGGAGCAATAACAACTCGGCCCTGCGAAAATGTTTTGCCGCCGCCTGACCCGCGTTGCGCGGATCCCGCCTTCGCGATCGCTAATCCAGGCATCTGCCCGCCTACACCGATTCTGATTATAAAGCCCGGGCTCGCGCTTTGCTGTGAGCTGGGCTCAATCCAGTTCAAGGCGTTTACGATCTTTGGGGACATTGAGACGGACGTTACCGATCAGGCGACCTTTACCAGCTCAGACATGGATATTGCCGTGGTCGGTGCTGGAAGCGGTAACGCGACGGCTACCGGTATCTCAGCAGGCACAGCGACCATAGGCGCGACCTACAACGGCATGCAGGCGCACTCGTCCCTGACGGTCCTGGCTCTGGAAACGAATTGCTGCGCCAATACCGAGGTTGCGATGGTGGTGCTCGTCGATACTTCGCTGTCGATGTCCCAAGGGTTTAGCCCCTCCTACTCGACCAAGCTGGCGTTTGCCCGGGCGGCTGCGACACGGTTCATCAGCGAGGTGTATGGCCCGAAAGATTTGGTTGGGCTCGACTCATTCAATTCTGACAACACGCTCACGATAGCGACGCCTTCGCACAACCAGAATTCGGTTGCTGTTCTGGTTCCAACGATTATCCAGACCCAAAGCGACACGGCTTTCTATGCCGGGCTGCAGCAGGCAATCAGCGATCTCGATGCGACCGATGCCGGGTTAAAGGTCATCCTTCTCATTTCTGACGGGCTCTCGACGGTTCCTGAAACAAACAACCCGTACTTGCTCCTGTCCGATTTCAAAGCGCAAGGAGGTGTGGTGATGTGTCTCGGTGTCCGTGCGGCGAGCGTTGGCTTTGCCGTTCTGTCCGCGTTCTCTACGCCCGGCTTCTTCGTCAATGCCTACAACGGGGTCGACGCTGATGCGCTCGATTTCATTTCTGGTCTCAAGGGGTATATCTGCGCCGGTAATTGCACCCCGGCCGGTGACGTGGTGGTCAATAAGGGCCAACTCGATTACCACAATTTCATCAACTGGGATGTGGTCGACGGCGATTCAGTGCCGATCTTGGCCGAGTGCGATTACACGGATCCCGATCTGTTCTTCACGGTCACCACCTCTGTGGCGCACGGCTACAACAGTGGCGATCAGATCACAATCTCAGGCGCGCGCAGCTTTGGGGTGTTCAACGGCACCTTTACGATCACGGTCCTCAACACTCTGCAGTTTACCTGTCCTGTCTCGAATCAGGGATCAGCTTTTGGTGAGAGAGGGCTATCCGCGCGGAGCGATCCAACACCGGGATCAGTCGACCTGTTGGGTAACGGCTTCTTCGATTTGCTTCCTGGCAACGGATTGTATGTCGATTTGATTTCCGGGCTCAATGCCAGTCCGCCGTTCAACGGGCAGTTGGTTTCGAAAAACAGCTTTCTGATCGGTGGCGGAGATCCGATCAGCCTCAATGTTAATCTCCACGTGCAGCGAGCGATGGGTCCGCCTACGTTGACAGCTCACGGCACCACGGTCGACGGCGACGGTAACCCGATTGCTCACGGGTTGACTGTCGGGAAGCTGGTTCAAATTTCAGGCGCCGCAAACGGGTTTTTCAACAACACGTTTCTGATAACTGCGGTCACTGATACCACGTTCACTTTTACGATCAACAACCCTGGCGGCTCTGGCATTCTGCAGGACAGCGGCATGGTGACGATCCTGACGTCGGCAAAGAATTATCGCCTGACGGTTAGCCTTGCTGGCAATCAGCTCGTTGATCGTGATGCCGATCAGGTGGCAGTGCAGGTGTATTGGTTGAACGGTGATGACAAGGTGTTTCTCCTCAACCAACAGGTGAACATCTCCAACTACAAACAAGGGTTCACTGATTACGCGTTCACTTTCCCAGTTACCGATCCGGTCGTCGCTTATATTTCGATTCAGCAGCTAGACATCCCCACTGTTGAGTCCATTGCCGGGATCCTGCTCGACCATGTGAAGCTGGATGACCTGAGCAACCTCGTCACGTTGCTCGATGATAACTTCGACAACGAAAACCCGGTGTATGTTCCGCCCCGGTGCGGTCGCGGGACCTATTACAACCCGGCTTCTGGGTATGCCTACGGTTATAACTGTTATGGTTACGGCTGTTTGACTGAGCCGCCTCCGATGCAGCAGCCGGATCCTAATCCCCTGGTTGACATTGAGTCCGGATCGGCGCCTCCAACACAGACTTACACTAGCACGCAGACGCGATCAGCCTCGTGTGGGTCCGGCTTTGCCAACTTCGTCGGCTGTGACAGTTACAACGCCAACAGCTGTTCGACTGTTGAACAGGTCTTCACCTCGTTCGGCTACCAGACATTCATTTTCCGGTATCAACTCTTTGCGGCGCAAGCGGCGCTCTCGTATGAGCTGACGCGACAGCCGAGTTCCGCGACCGGTCCGCCGACAGCGTGGACGTTTGAGGGGTCGGATGATGGCGTTAATTGGACCGTGATCGACACGCAGTCTGCGCAGACGTTCCTCAGTGGTGAGACAAAGGTGTTCAATGTAACGGACACCACGCCTTACCTGTATTTCCGGATCAACGCGACGAACGGCGCTCCTCAGGAGACTCTGTTTCATATCACGTTGACTGCTCCGCAGCAGGCGGAGGGCACGGCGACGGCTACCAGCACGATTAGCCAAGGTGACGCTGACAGCAAAGCTGCGGCAGCCGCGCTCGCGATAGCGCAATCGAAACTCAACTGCCAAACCAGCTTTACATCGACGCAATCCTATACGGCTTCGTGCCCGGCCGGTGTATCGGGAAACCCTGGCGTGGTGACAGCAACCGCAACGGCCGTTAGCTCCATCTCCCAGGCCGATGCTGACGCGATAGCCCTGGCTGCCGCTAAAGCTGAAGCTGAATCGCAGCTGGTGTGCAATACCAGCAACAACACCGATCCGATCATCATCACAGACCGGGCTCCAGGCAGCCTGAAACCCCAGGCCGCTTCTCCATATCCGTCGATAGACATTACCGAAGGCGGTGGCGGGGTAATAACGGACGTCACGGTAAACCTGCTGCAATTTACGCATGATTGGCCGTCTGACGTGTGCGTTGTTTTGAAAGGACCGGACGGGACTACCTGCGTGCTGATGGCTGGTTGTGGTAACGGTGGCTTCTCAGTCAGTGGTATCAATCTTGAAATTAATGACGGCGGTGGCGCGATGCCTCAGAGCGGGCAGCTCGTGGATGGCACCTACGCTCCTACCAACTACCCGCCTTTCGCGGATGTTCCGGCGCCGGGCCCGGTCTCGCCTTATGGCACAACTCTCTCGGTGTTCAATGGCAAGGATCCTAATGGACCCTGGACGCTTTGGGTCTGCGACCAAGAGACGAACAACGCGGGCGTGTTCCAAGGCGGTTGGAGTATATCCCTCACCACGGCATGAAACAGTGCATTGGCTGCGACTTCGACGGTACCTTGGCCTTTCACAAGCCCGGCATGGACGTTATCGGCAAGCCGATTCCCCGGATGGTGCGCCGAATCAAAGCGCACCTTGCGGCCGGGGATGACGTCGAGATCTTCACGGCTCGCGCGACCAACCACAAAGCGATCAGTGAGATTCAGGACTGGACAGAGAAGCATCTTGGTCACCGGCTTCCGGTGACGAATTTGAAAAAGCCATACTTTACCAAGATGTACGACGATCGCGCTGAGGGGATTCAACCGAACACCGGACGGCTGCGCGGTGAGCGCACAACAGTCCGGCGCCGGTTGCACCTTTCGCGTTAGGACATCCTGATCGCCTCTTCGACTTTCGGGTACTTCGACTTAAAGGCTTCCCAGTTCTGCCACAGGATCAGCCGTGGTCGTTGAAAGGGAGCCTCGACTAGACAGCCGTGCTCAGTCTCCCAGAAGTACCCGCCAAGCTGATTCTCCATGTTGAGTAGGTTCTTTGGTTCCCCTAACTCAGTGGATTTGAATCCACACTCCTCAGCGTCAGTCTGCCACTGCATATTGCTGAGGTACTCGGAGGCGTTTCTGGTCTTCACGAACTTTACTAACTGTTGTTTTGTCATGCGTTTGTTGTGGGATCGAACCATTCGATCACCACTATAATTTTACCATGCCGCTTTTTCCGAAGTGTCGAAAACGGCCAGCTGGCACGTGCGATCGCCTGAACAGGTGATCAGAAAATAAATATGTTGACAGCTAACGGGGTTAACACCAGAATGCGCGGCGCATAGTCATATATGAGTGAGATAACGATCGAGCAACCGTTCCTTTCCGGAATCACCGTTACCTACGGTCGTGTCCATTGGTTGCAGGAAGCGATCCAGTGCTTTCTCAACCAAGACTACGCCGGGCCAAAAGAGTTAATCGTCTTGAACACCTGCCCGCAGCAGCAGCTCTCTCTGGATGCTACAGGCGTAAAGATCTACAACTTGGAAAAACGTCCGCCGTCTCTGGGTGAGGCTCGCAATTTTGCCATCGAGCGATCGAGTGGGACGCATATCATCACGGTCGATGATGACGACATCATTCTCCCGCACCATTTCCGGACCTACGCAGAAAATTTCGCGGCGCATGATTGGCTCTGGCTCGACAAAGAGTTTTACTCCGAGGGTGAAGAGATCAAGGGCATAGTGCCGGGGTCCTGTCCGTTGTTCGCATTCACAAAAGCGGCATGGTTAGGCGTTGGCGGCTACACGGCGATGGGTGTCGGGGAGGATCGCAATTTCATTTCAAAGGTCACGGCAAAGTATGGCGGCGCCAAAGTGCCGATCATTACGCTGCCAACCTTTGTTTACCGTTGGGGACAAGGCACGTGGCATTTCTCTGGGAACGGTGAAGATCCCGGCGCTCACCGTGGCATCGAGGCGGACCTGCACCGGCGCATGTCGAGTGGCAAAGAGCCGTCCGGAGCTGTCCGATTGGCGCCTAAGGTTCAACTCGATTGGCTCGCAAAGGCTTTGGGTTACGTAAAGATGCAAGAGCTGAAGCACGCAAAAAAAAAGCCGGGCGATGACGTAGCGATCGTTCTGTTGGGCCGTTACGGCGACATTATCAACGCACTCCCGATCGCGAAGCATATCGCGGACAATTACGGTAAGCCGCATTGGATCGTCTCAAAGGAATTCATATCCGTATTCGATGGCATCAGCTACGTGCACCCGATTGGAATGGATTTGGACAATACCCGGATCCGCGACGCGATCGAGCACGCAAACCGCAATTATCGCCACGTGATCCAGGCTCAGATTTGGGGCCGTAACTGGGAACAAATCCGGTTTTGCAAGTCGTACAATCGTGAGTCCTGGCGCATGGCTGGTTTTCTTCACAAGTTTGAGGATAAGAGCTGGAGACCGGTGTTTGATCAAAGAGACGTCGCTGCCGAGGGTGCTTTCTATCGGAAATCGAATCCGGAGGGAAAGCCAATGCTGATCGTCAACGTCCGAAAGAGCGTATCCAGTCCGTACGCTCACGGTGATCAGCTCATGTCCAAGCTACGTTTGCAATTTCAGGAATTTCACATTGTCGACGTGGCAGATTATCAGTTGCCGCATATTTACGACTTGCTCGGGCTGATGGAGAGAGCGGTTGCTGTTGTCAGCATCGATACGGCGCTTTTGCATTTGGCGGCTGCCACTGGCGTACCGCTTATCGCTTTGGTTAATCCGACGAATTGGCAAGGCTCAGAGATCCGTGGTGACTGCTTTTTGAGGATACCGTATTTCGACCCGGCCGGTTTAGCTGCCTTTGATCAGGTTTGCCGTGCTATCGACCGGGCATTTGATTGGAAAGGCTCCAGGGTGCTCTCCGAGTCGTTGGAACACCCGCCTCGGGAAGCTCCGTCCCGTCAGATTTTCCACGTTGTCGAGCGTCACGAGGAGACTAACCCGATCGAGAGAAAGCGGAAGACGTTTGCGTGGGAATCCTGGGATCAGCTCTACGCTTCTGGCGAAATGGTACCGGCGCACCTATGGAATTATCCGCGCAACGCGCTGTCGATTGGCGAGACTCGGAGTTTGCCTTTCGTTAAAGACGTGATCGCGCATGGCATGGAGCAGGCGACGATGGATGACATTGTGATGTTCACCAATGACGATAACGTCCTGCACCCGCAGCTGCCTGCGCTGGTTCGATTCTGGGTGTCGGTCTATGGCTGTTGCGCTTCGTCGAGGTGCGAATTCATGGATCGAGACATTCCGCCTCTGCGCAACCCGCCAGAGCTGTTTGCTAAGGAGGGGCGTCAGCACATGGGCCGCGATTTGTTCGCTGCAACAAAACGCTGGTGGCTGGATCATTGGGAAGAGATCCCAGACTGGATTATCGGCTCCTCAGACTGGGATTTGAATCTGTGCGCTATCGTTCGGCTGCATTTTGGTATTCAAACGACGCGGGCAAACCTTGAGTACGGGTTACATCCGGCAGATTTGCCACGGGGCTACCTCATCCACAAGTTTCATCCGGCGAGATGGTCGGACCCGGCGACCGTCGATCGGCAACCCGGGAATGTTCACAACCGCAAGTTATTCCAGGCATGGGCGGCAAAGCACCTGCCTGAGCTGCACTTTTTCCCGAGTGGGACGATCTAAAATTATGGTAAGCATCATAACAGCCGCAAGTGAGGACGCGAAAGCGCGTGCCATCGAGAAGGGTTATCACGAGCGGATTTGTCTCGTGAAGTTCGAAACTGGCTCCAGCGATGAATTGAAAATCGAGCTGACTCGGGAGGCGCTCCGCGAGATCCGTCCGCATCAAGTGTATATCGGTGACTACTGGGGCGCGTGCCCGGATTGATATGGGAAAAATGCCAGAGTGGCTTCCAGAAGCGATAGCAACCGCAGAAGTTGCGGACAAGATCGCGCTGAGTATGGACGAAGTTAGCTGGCTGCGTGAACGGATCAAACGCGGCAAAGGGCCATGGCATCCCCGGGTGGTTTGGCTATTTCTCAAGAGCAATTACAGATTATGGAAACGCAACGCGCAAAAATGAAGCGTCACCCGAATTACTCAGGCGGAGCTATCACTGATCCACGCGGTTACAGGCTGGTGTTTGTTGGGAAAGCGCATCATCTGGCCGATTGCAGGGGTTACGCGTACGAGCATCGGTTGCGAGCCGAGAAACTTTTGAGACGGAAATTAAAGCCGCGCGAAGTCGTTCATCATCGAAAAACCGGCAGGCACAACCGAGGTAACAATCGCAGATCAAACTTGCGAGTATTTCGGACAAACGGAGAGCATTTGAGTCATCATCGCCGCGTGTTGTCCGACCTCCAGCCATGGGGAGCAGCGAATCCATTAGTTAGCTGCGGGTGTGGCTGTGGTGCGCGGTTTCGGAAATATGACACACATCGGAGACGGCGACGGTATCTCACCGGTCACGCGCGGAAAAATAAAGGTAAACGCTATGATCAAACCAAACGAAAATGCAGATGCGGATGCGGACTTGAATTTACAAGATTCAACAGGTGGGGGCGTGAAAGAAGCTATCTCCCGGGACACAATGGCAGGTAAGCCGGTTTACTGGGTTCCCGCAAAGTCAGTAATAAATTGGGATTCTGGATTCAAACACAAACTCCTGTGCGACGGCCCTACCTTTTCCACTGGTAGCGCGTGCGTCTACCAGTGTGCATTTTGTTTTGTGCCCGATCTAATGCGGAAAAGTCCACACGTCGAAGGCATCAAAGAAAAGTTCGAAGACGTGGTGATCCGGCGCGAGGGGGCCCTGCGTGCGTTAATCAAACAGCTCGATAGTAAGCGCGGCCGTGAGCTGGCGGATCAGAAGCTGGTGATTTACGCGAGTCCACTGGTCGACGTGGCGGCGAACATGGATCTTGTGCGGGAAACGGTCCAGGCTTGTCTGTTGATCCTCGAAAAAACCGAGTGGCACATCCGGTTATTATCGAAGTCGAATTTGCTGCCAATCGTTGCAAAGCAGCTTTCTCAGACAACTCTTAACGCCAGAGCGCGAGAGAGGATCATTTACGGGGTCAGTACCGGTACTCTCAATGACAAGCTGGCGGTGGCGTTTGAGCAAGGAACACCTTTTGTTTCGAAGCGCCTGCAGAGCCTGCACTGGCTTCAGGACAACGGGCATCGGACCTTTGGCATGATTTGTCCGTCGCTGCCGCAGACTAACTACGATCGGTTCGCAGAGGAAATGATGGCGGCGATCCGGGCGGACCGGTGTGAGCACGTCTGGGCAGAGGTGATTAACCTGCGCGGCGATTCCTTCACTCGCACTATAAAGGCGCTGGGCGACGCTGGGTTTGGTCCTGAGGCAGCTTTGTTGAGTGAAGTGGTCTTCGACAAGCGTTCGTGGGAGCAATACGCCAGAAAGACCTTTGAGGCGCATGTGCGGGCGATTGTTGGTTACGATAACTGGCCCGGCAAACTTCGCTTTTTGCAGTACGTCAACAAGGATACCCGGGACTACTGGCGTGATCGGCATGGGATGGGCGCGGTTTTGTTATGAATAAAATCAGGTGTCCGGGCTTAATCATTTGGGGTGCGTGCATCAGTGGCGAGCAATGGATGGTGGACAAGACGATCCGGGTTCTGCGCTATTGCATGAGGATATTCGACACTGATCACAAGCCGGTACTGTTCTGTCCGCTGTGTGAAGTCGGGCCAGACATTGATCGGCTCTGGATTCCAATCATGGACATCAGCACCTTCAACGTATTTTGCAACCTTGGCGCGCCGCGCGACCTGTTGGCTACCGGTGCTGCGTATGCTCTTTCCGTCCATGAAGACGGCTTTCCAATCAACCCGTCGCTGTGGTCTGACGACTTTCTGAAGTACGATTATATCGGCGCTCCGTGGGATCCAAAACAGTGTGGCGGCTGGCCGCTTGGGTCCGGGTGGGGATCGGAATTGCTCGTTGGTAATGGTGGGTTTTGCCTGCAAACATCCCGCATGATGGATCTCTGTCTGCAGATGCCAATTACTGAGGAGATCACAACTACTGCATCAGATGTTTACGTGTGTCGTTTACAGCGGAAATGGTTCGAACGACAAGGCGCGAGGTTTGCGCCGCCAGATGTTGCGCTGCGCTTTGCGACTGAACAAACAGATCAGGAATCTAATAGCTTCGGTTTTCACGGCCGGACCGTTGCTACTGAGAAGTACAAACGCGGCTGGGACATAATCGCTCACTCTGAAAAATGACACACCTCACATTGCCTATACCAAACGAAACGCCCGCCGTCTGGGAGACCTTCAAGCCTTTCGTGAATCGGTACCTCTCAACGCTGGTAAGAATCGACCCTGGCGCCGATTACCTGTTGCATCCGGTCTACACAGCAGAATGGAACGATGAGTTGAAATCCTTGTTTAATGGAATCAACCATGAGCCGACGCATTATCCGGGGCAAGGGTGGGACATTGGCGCCGCTCAATGGATGGCGCATCTCCTGCCGCCTGACGATCTGGTAGTCAGCTTCTCAACGCGTTCTTACTTCCATCGCGACGGCTGGCTTGCGGAGCTAATTAAGGCGCGAGAGAAATTCGGGCCCGGTCTATACGGTACCAGTTCATCACATCAGTACAAAGGGCATGTCTGCGTGCGCTCGTACTTGCTCGACGTGAAAGATTACCAGTCTTACCCCTGGACGATTGACAGCCGTGCGCTGGGCCCGTGTTTCGAGGCGGGTGTTCCATACACGCATCCCGAAGTCGGCAAAGGCATGCTTTCGATCACTGACTGGATGCTGCGCAGAGGGCCGGTCAAGGTGGTGCGGTTCGATGGCGTTTTCGATTGGAAGAAAGCGATCTTAACGCCGGGCGGATTCCGAAGTGGCGATCAAAGAGAAATGCTCGTGTGGGATAAGCACAGCCAAATATATGCTGATTCTGATGAGTCCTACCGGCGCAAACTTGAGGATTGCACTCGGGCTCCCAGCCGAATGCACTACGACGTATGAGCGAACCACGATTCATGAGTCAACACGGCGAAGATCGGTGGATCTTCGAAAACCTTAAACCGGCCCCGGGCTTCTTTATCGAGGTTGGCGCCTTCAATGGTTACAACTGTTCGAACACCTTGGCTTTCGAGGATCTTGGCTGGAGCGGCATCTGTGTCGAACCGGATCCTGAGCTAGCAGCCGAATGTTTTAAGTTCCGAAAGGCTCAAACGATTTGCGCGGCCGTTGGTAATGTTTGGAGATACGGACACTTGGCCGAATTCAAAGTTAACACAGCAGACCGTGGGACTTCTGGCCTTACGCAGCAATGGGACAAATCGATCCTTGTCCCGGTTGTACCCCTGCTATCGCTATTAGCGTATGCTGACAAGGGGTGCGACCTGCTATCCATCGACACTGAGGGCAGTGAATTGGACGTGTGGGACAGCGGCGCCGCTGCTAGGTATTTCCCGAGAATCGTGATTATGGAGTTTCAGACTCGGGATCTGCCATCGCAAGAGACGGCGCTGGCTAGCCGAATGTGGACTGATGGGTACAAGGTAGCGCACAAGACAGAGCACAATCTGATCTTTGTAAAACAATGAAAAACGAACCATTCCACGATTTGACCCCTGATGAGCAGGAGCGCCTAGCGTGCCTCTCCGAAGAGTGCGCCGAGGTGATTCAAATCATCAACAAGATCTGGCGGCACGGGTACGAGTCGACGCATCCAAGCAATCCGGAAGGGCCCACTAACCGGATCATGCTTGAAACGGAGCTAGGGCACGTAATGTTTTGGCTCGATCGCATGGCCGAGGTGGGTGACATCAATCATTTCCCGATCCAGAAAGCGCGCTCAGACAAACTTCACAGCTCAAAAGTCTACCTGCATCACCAATGAAAATCTCAAAGCGATCGTTGAAGCGCGCAGTAGCAATCATCGAGTCGGCCGAAAACCGGACGCTGGCGTGCGACGGGCCCGTTGGCTCGACGATGGCAGAGCTGACCAACAGAGAAATAGATGAGCTGTGTCGGTTGCTCAAAAAGGACGTGATCACTGAGCACGTCTTACGGCAGACGTGGAAGGAAGCTAAATGCACCTGAATATTGTGACAATTTGTTTGGACGCGATGCCTTTTATCGCGCAGCACCTGCCGGTCTTTAATCGGCTGAATATCCCCTGGCATTGGACGGTCATTGAGGGCGCCGCGATGAATACCCACTGCACGGCTTGGTGTAAGCCTCAGCAGCCTCGGCTATCCCGGGACGGTACCACCGAATATCTGCAGACGCTGCGCGATCATCCAAGAGTCAGGACCATTGGCAAGCAGTCGTGGGACGGTAAAGTTGAGATGTTTAACGCGGCGCTCCAGACTTTTCCTCAAGAGGAGTGCGTACTGATGGAGATCGATGTTGATGAGTTTTGGACGGCGCCGCAACTGGAGGCAATCTTTGATGAGTTCATCCGACAGCCGCACCTGGGCCGGATCCAGTTTGCCTGCAACTATTACGTCGGGCAGAACATCCAGATCACGAGCAGTGGTAGCTACGGGAATCGTGATTGCGAATGGCTTCGGGCGTGGCGCTGGCACCCTGGCGCGAGGTTCAAGACACACGAGCCGCCTGAGTTGGATACTCAAATCGGCTGGGCAATGTCGAAGCGCGATAGCGTGTCGAAAGGTTTGGTGTTCGACCATTACGCCTACGTGCTGCCGTCTCAGGTGCGGTATAAAGAAGAGTTTTACGGGTACCGTTGCGCTTTGGAGCATTGGCTGAGGCTGCAACGCAATCAAAAATGGCCAGTGATAGATCTCAAGAAATACCTTCCGTGGGTTGATCCCGGTGTCGAAGCAAATCTAGTCTGGAAATGAGCAGTCGCAATCAGGACAAGGTGACTCACGGCTGCGCACGGCGGAGAGGTCGCACGGCTGAATACAAAATTTGGGCCAAGATGATTGCTCGGTGCACAAACCCCAATGATACGAGCTGGCGATGGTATGGCGCTCGCGGTGTAACGGTTTGTTCAAGATGGCTTCGGTTCGAAAACTTTTACGCAGACATGGGGCCGAGGCCCTCATCCGGGCATTCAATCGACAGATTCCCAAACAGCAGCGGAAATTATGAGCCTCGAAATTGCCGGTGGGCTACTGACGCACAGCAGACTCGGAATTATGGTCGGAACATTCAGATCACTTTTCAAGGCCGCACTCAATGCGTGGTTGATTGGGCTGCGGAATTGGGCTTTAGACCTTCCTGTATTTATCAGCGGCTGGATCGTGGTTGGGATCTGGTCCGCGCATTAACCACACCTCATAGATTCTCGTGAAGCCAGTCGTCTCCGTCGTGATTGCCAGCCATAATGAATGGCATGGCGTATTGAACAACACCCTCAAAAGCATCCGTGAGACAGGCGGGTATCACGTCGAGATCGTTCTTGTCGATGACGCGTCGGGGACGCGGATCCGGGTCGATGATCCGGACATCAAACTACTCGTGAACAGGAAACGGCTGGGGGTCGGGCCGTCGAGACACCTGGGAGTTGAGGCAGCAACAGCGGACCTGATTTTGATCACTGACGCGCACGTGGTCTTTCCGCCTCGCTGGGTGGAAAAGGTTTACGGCACTCTTCCAGGCACTGAGCAGCTCGTGCTCTGCGGCAAGTGCCTTGCGCTGGACGAAAACCGGCCAAGTCTCGACGCTGCGATCGGGGAGTATAACGGCGCGCGCATGGTGATTTGCGATGAAACAGCGGAGGTGCGCTGGCGGATCCTGACGGCGAAATGGAGAGAAGACAGGCGGGCTCAAGACATGTACCGGCTAAGCGCGATGATGGGCGCCTGCTACGTGCTGCATAAGAGCTGGTACAACCTGATCGGAGGGTTAAGGATCCTGAAGAATTTCGGGTGCGACGAAGAGCTGATGAGCATCCGCACGCTCCGGGCTGGTGGGACCATTCGGATGTTCAAACAGCTCGCGATCGGGCATATCTTCCGCAGCCGGGCGATAAAGCCGCCTTACCGCATCACAATCGAGGAATGCCTGCGCAACACGATCGCGCTGGCGCTCACCTCTTGTCCGGACGCGACGGCTAAAGACCTGATCGTGAAACTGGGTTCGGACAAGATTGTATCTCGGGCCCTGGCACTGGTTTCCGAGGATATTCAGCTGATTGAAAAGGAGCGGGATGCGCTGGCGAGCGTGCTTACCATATCGTGGGACAATTACTTACAGGCGATCGATGCCATTGACAGAGGTTTGCTTTGACTGATAGGGTCGAAGTCACCCGGCAGAAATGGCTCAATAGTGAACGAAGGTCCGTTTGGCACGTATCAGTGCCTTTTAACACCTGCGCCGCCCGAAAATACCTCCGGGCTTCCAATCTCTGCAGTACAGGACTCGATTGATTATGCAGGTCCGCCGATCCTGCCTCCGCCAGCTTTCAGCAGCTTCGTGGTGGACGTCAACGGCCAGACCTGGGTCTATTGGGGCGGGGAGTGGCACTAAACGCCATGCGGCGCCTGTTGATAGTCCTGGCGGTCACGCTGGGCTTGAATCCTCTCTTGTTGCATGGAGCTGTCGGCAACTCTCATCTCGGGGCGTGGGCTCCCCCAAGCCAGTACGAACAATTTGGAGCGGCTCGAATCGCGACGAATGCTCTGGCAATCGCCAATACGAACCTTTGGGATCCTCTCGGGTCATCCCTCAGCTCTTCGAATTCCCTTTGGATTGCGGCAAGCAATCTCATGTGGCAGGCGACCAACGTCCTGTCGTCGGGCGCTTACACAACTTCAAATTCGCTGTGGGTAGCTGCGAGTAACCTGACATGGCAGGCGACGAATGTTTTAGGGTCTGCCGCGTGGACGTCGATCACTGCTTACGATCCGGCCGGGGCAGCTTTGAACGCGACCAACGGTTTAGCGACCGGCGCGTTTACTAGCTCAAACAGTCTTTGGCTCTCCTCAAGTAACTTGGTTTACCAGGGGACGAATGCTCTGGGCTCAGCGGCGTGGACGTCTTCGGGTGCTTACGATCCTGCAGGTGCAGCTCTCACGGCAACCAACCAGCTCGCTATTGCGAATACCAACCTTTGGGATCCCCTGGGCGCCGCTCAGACTGCTACCAATCAATTAGCGATCGCCAATACAAACAGATGGGATCCATTGGGCTCAGCACAGAACGCAACCAACACGGCACGGCTGGCGGTAAACTTGGCAGGGACGTTCGATGCTTTGGGCGCCGCGCAAACTGCGACGAATCAGCTCGCAATAGCTAACACGAATCTCTGGGATCCATTGGGGTCAGCTCAAGCGGCGACAAACGGACTGGCGATCGCTAATAGCAACCGGTGGGATGCTCTTGGGGCGGCACAGACGGCGACAAATCAACTGGCCATAGCCAACACCAATTTGTGGGATCCGCTCGGCTCGGCTCAGAACGCGACCAATACCGCGAGGCTCGCAATCAATCTGGCGAGCACCTTTGACGCAATTAACGCGGCTCTCAATGCGACCAACGGACTGTACCAACTTCAATGGCCCGGTTATACGTGGAGTTCCAACCTTTTGCTTACGGCTGGCACTCCGTCATCGCAAGTCACCTACGGCGGCGGGCTTTATGTTTACCTCTGTGCTGCGACAAATTTCTATTCGCATGACGGGCTTCACTGGAAATCAGGCTCTATTTCGGTAAGTGGTATCTGGCGCAAGGCCGCACTCTACGCGAATGGGCAGTTTGTTTACCTTGGCCAGAACGCGGGTGACTGCGTGACTTCTCCTGACGGCATCAACTGGACTGCGCGCACTCCGCAAACTGCGTCTTGGCTTGGGGTTGCTTTCGGGAATGGCCTTTACGTGAGCGTTGGAACTTCAGGCAAGAGTTCCATCACGGCGACTTCCAGGGACGGAGTAACTTGGTCCTCCGGGGCGAGCCTCTCCGGGGGAATCGGACAGGACATCATTTTCGCGAATCAGTTGTTCGTGATTGCCGGTGACTCGGTTGTGTGGACTTCGCCAGACGGAGCGACGTGGGCCTCCGCGTCGATAGCCAATCCGATCAGTAAGCTCGCCTTCGGAAACGGGATCTTCGTGGCAGTGAGCGCCTCTGGCTCTGTGAGTACGACTGCGGCGACATCAGTCAACGGCACTAATTGGGTCTATCAGACCACGCCTTTTGCCCAAGCTAACACTTTGGCCTTTGGCAAGGGTGTTTTCGTTGCAGCAAACAATAGCCAGACGATGACTTCGGTGGATGGGACCAACTGGGTGCAGGTGACGACTCCAACGACCGGGAATGGAATCCCGTATGCCACTTATGGCAACGGTCAATTCGTGGTTGTCGGGAATACAAACGCCATCACTTCAGGACACATTGAACAGTTCATCCCCGTCAATGGAAACACTTACGAAGGGGGCCAGATTTTCTACGGAGGGATGACCAACAAGGACCTTCTGAGCGCAGATGCAGTAGCGTCCGACTCCAACGGAAAATTAATTGCAGCGACAGCGATCTCTATGGGCCATATCGCCCAACCTGGGTTCATCGTGACCAACGGGGAAAGTCAGGCGATCACTGTGAGTAATGCTTTTCGCGTGGACGCTGCCCATGCCCTCTCTCTGAGCAATGCTACCGCATCCAGGGTGGCGATGTTTAGCGCGGCGAACCAAGTTACCAATGTCTCGGCCAGCGGATCGGTTCCAATAGACGCTGACGGCACGGCAACGACTTTCGCGCAAATCAACAACCTCGGGAAGTCCATCACCACGAACAACGCAACGCTTACAAGCGGGCGTGTGCAGGTTGGAGACGGCGGGCGCGGGGTGCAGGATGCAACTGCTTCAGGCGCAGTCCCGATAGATGCGGATGGCACCGCAACGACTGGCGCTCAGATAAAGACATTGATCGATGGGTTATCACCCGGCGTGAACATCACCACGTTCACGAATAAAGTAAACTCACAGTCGGCGAACTACGCCTTACTTTCGACCGATTATCTTGTCCTGCTTACCGGCGCTCACACGGCGACACTCCCCACTGCAGTCGGTATAGGCGGCAAGACATACGTCATTAAGTGCAGCTCAGCAGGAACAAACGCAATCCTGACAACCTCTTCCCAGACGATCGATGGGGCAGCTAAGTGGACCAACACAGCCGTCAACAAATTCACCGCAGTCATTAGCGATAATGCTAACTGGTGGGTGATCGGCCAAAACTAAAGAAAGGTACAGTATGAAACGACTCTCACCATTAAAAGCGACGTGCGCCGGTCTCCTGATCGGGATTGCGTTGATCGCAGCACTGGGCGCCGGACTGACCAAGTGGGTCGGGCAATTCTACGGCGACGGCGCCGGGCTGACAAACATCACGGCGAGCGGCACAATAAGCGCCGCGATCCTGACCAACAGTGTGTTGAAATTCCAGCTCGATGCGACATTTGAGGACACCGTAAAGAAGGAAGGCAGTCACGGTATGCTGCTGCAGTACGATCGCATTGACGGTGGATCCTCGACGCTGCTTTTCCGCACCACTGACGACAGCATCCACTTTCCTTCCTCGACGTTCATCTTCGACGGGATCAGCTCACCGACTGCGCTTGGGTTGGATTCTGGTGGACACCCGGTCGCGATCGATTCCAGTGCGCCGATCAACAACTTTTTCGCGACTAACGTGTATGTCACTAGCAATCACGTCGACGTGATCAATTCCTATAACAGCAACGTGATCACGATAAACACGAACGTCACGATCAACGGCGGGCTCACGGTGCAATCGAATCTTACGATCAACGGTAAATCGACGTTCAACCAGATAACAGTGAGCGCATTGACGAACAGCTCTTGGACAGCGAATACCGTGCTTAAGGCGAGCGCCAACAAGGATGCTGTCAGCATTGCCAACAGCGCCGGGCTGCTGAGCAATGACGGGACCGGACCGGCGTACACGCTGACTCCAGGGGTGAATGACCTTTATCTCACGAACAACTTTTACGCTGCGACCAATCCCGTTACTGGGGCCAATGTCGACGCCTCGCTCGGTGAGCAGGTGACAAACTGCACAGCCAATCCGACTATCAGCGGAATTGCCAACGTCAAGACGGGGCTCGGCTTCCGTAACGTGCTCTATATCCTGGCCAACGGCGCGGACAGGACTGTCACCTACTCAGTGGCTAATGTGAAAAAGATACCTACCGGGACATGGGTCGTGACCAATGGATCGTTTGGCACCCTGGTGAGCGGCGGTATTGGCGGCACGATAACCGGCGCGGTATTCACACCTTTTGGACCATGAAAAAGCTCTTATCTTTATTCCTGCTCAGCCTGTGGGCAACGACAGGCAACGCTCAGTTCTTCAATGACTGGCGGGACATTTCCTCGGCTATTACGCCTGCGGTCAATCCCAATGCGGATCTCGATCTGGGCATATTTGCAGCGTACGCGCTCAACACGGCTGTTGGCGATGGAAGTCCATTCCCTCAGATCGTCGATCTGAGCGGGAACGGTTTCACGCTTGCCGACTGCAACACGGCGGTTCTGCAGGCGGCAGGCTTCGGAAATGTAAACCACGTTGCCGACTTCCATTCAAACAGCGGCGATGCCGTGCGAGGCTTTGCCGTCAACGGTCTAACGCCTGCTCCGTCACTGTCGGCTGATGTGGTGTTTACGGTCGGTTGCTGGGTGAAAAACTCGAACACGGTCGTCAACAATCCCGTGTTTGATACCTGGGGCCCGTCGCCCGGCTTTTACCTGGGTCAATCTGGCGGCGGCAACTGGACGTTCGGGCTGAAGGACAGCGGTAACACCTCGCGTTTCGTGGACGGTCCGGCGCTCGATACTGGGACTTGGCACTACATTTCCGGTGGCTGGGATGGGGCTAACATCTGGTTTAAGATCGACAGCTCAGCGCGCACTACTGGCGTTGCGGTTGCGCACACTCACGCGATGGCTGATGACACCGAGATCGGCCGATACGCTAATGGGTGCGGTTCATCGATCAACACAGACGGTTTTGTCGCGCAGTGTTTCTGGTGGACGAACGTGACGCTCAGTGACTCGCAACTGAATCGGGTCTACAACTCAGGCAATGGTCTGGCGACTCGTTCCGGTGGTTATCCCACTGGGCCCTATTGAAATGAAACGCAACTGGCGAACGAGCCTCGGCGGAGCGATCGGAGTATTCGGGACGGTCTTGGTCGGGGCACCGGTCGTCTGGATGGCTTCTCAGTCGTGCCCGAAATGGGTCGCAATGGTGGCAATGAGCGGCTTCTTCCTGACGGCCCTGGGCAAAGCGGCGGTTTCCTTTTTCGCTGCTGACGCCAAGGTGGTTGCGGAGCTGAAGAAGGATTTTGACACCGATCACTTCGCGAAACGTGGTTGACTCCTCAACCGGTACCGGCGTATAAGCCGGACCATGCAAGCAATCCTAAATTGGCTCTCCGGTAAGAAAACGTATTTCATCGGCTTCGCTGCGATCATCTACGGTGGTGGTGTTGCGATGGGTCTTTGGCCGCACAATGCCGCGCTGGACCTTATTCTCGGCGGTACCGCAACGGTTACCATGCGAGCCTCGATCGCTAAATCTTCGGCTGCAACTCAAGATGCACTCGATGAAGCCCTGACTCCTCCGCCTACTGGCGTCGCCAGCATTAAGATGGGCGCCATTCTCTTCCTGGCTGCGATACCCGCACTGCTGCTGTTCACGCCAGCTTGCAACATGACTTTAGCGCCGGGAGGTGCTTACTCGACCGTGGACACCAATAGCGGGCAGGCGCTCGGTCCGTTCATCTTTGGTGTGGATAAGACCCTGGTCGACAGCAAAGACGTCCTAGTGACGTTTCTGAGCTGGGAAGAGCAGAATAGGGCGAGCCTCACCGGCAAGCTGCACTCGGTCACGGTGGCAGCGGATGCCGTGCGGTTGGATGCGCCGCTCTGGTTTACCAACGCGTGGAACTTGAGATCGAACTACCTTTGGATCCGGAAAAACGCACCGTCTCTTGCTCCAGGCGCAAGCAACAATCTTCAATCGGCCGTTACGCAGCTCTCTTCGCAAGCGGCAACAGCAACAGCACTTAAAAACAGCCACTGAAAGGAAGTATGAGCAACGTGATTCAGACTATTGAAATTGGCGCGACCGAAGCGATTGGGATCATTGATTCCATTTTGCCGATCGCCGAGAAAGCTTTACCGGTCCTGGCTGCGGCCGGTGGACCGATTGGGATGGGGGTTTCCGTTGCGGCTGCGTTGCTGCCGTTACTGCAGAAGATTCCAATCGGACCGGAATTCACGGTCGAGACACAGCAAGATTACCTGTCGCGGATCCAGGCTGTGAATCTCCTCGATTTTAGCGGTCCGGCTTGGCAGCTCAGCACTGCGCCTGCCCCGGTCACCGCACCCGTGCAACCAGCGGGTTAATAAGGAGTTCCCGGGGGCTTCTTGTGGCCCTCGGGGGTTATTGGATCATAGATGGTTGCGCCGGACCCCGTTGGTCCGGCGTTTTCTTTTTCTAGGGAGGTGTTTGACCCTATTTGGGTCGGGGAGAAAAGGGTGGTACACTCACTCCATGATTCCAATGCTCATGGACGTTTCAATCGGGTCCGGTGGTATTGGGCAATCTTTAATCCTGCTGGTCGTGGCAGTCATCGTGCTCGGGTTCCTTTGGTGGGTGAACCAGAATTACGTGCCAGAACCAATGCGGAAATTTGGAGTGCTGGTGATCGTGCTGATGTGCGTCATCGCCTTGATTAACTTTGCCCTTTCACTCTCAGGTCACGGTTTCATCCACTGGTAGATCAGTTAATACCCATCGCGATGCCTCAAGGATTTGCATTGCCTCAGACGGGTTGTCGAATACGCCAAATTCAATCCCGTAGACGTCAACCAAAGCGCCGCTCCCGTCTCCGAACAGTTTCAGGTGGTAATAAAGCGGAATTTCACGGTCGCCGTAATCCCTCTGGCTTCGACGATCTAAGGCTTCGAGCAGCTCTGTTAGCGACGGCTGCGGTTTAGTTTCTAGCGGGGAGGGATTGTTTTGGCTCATTGGACTTCCGCCTTCTTCAGAATGTTGTGCACGGTCTGGCGCTTCACGCCCAGCGCATCTGCTGCCGCCTTTTTATTCCCGGCAAAGCGTGCGACAACCCATTGCACGTAACGGATCTTCAGCTGTTCGAGCGTGAGGATAGGGTTGATGCGAAATTCGTCTGTGGTCGGACCTGCGGTCCCTGTCACTGTGGTTTGTTGAGTCATATCAGTTTTTCTTCGGGTCGTTTTTGCTCCAATCGTGCGTTATGACGCACTTGCCGTTTTTGAGCGTGAAATTCTTAAACTGTTTCTGGAATTCGCGCGCGACGTCCATTTCTTGAAGTGTTGCACTGCCAGCAGGTGTCTCACAGCGAAAAGAGATGACGCCATTGTCCAGCTGTTTGATGGTGATGTGGTATTCGATCATGTGAACGGTATGGGTTTGAGATCCGATTTCAAATAGAGTGGATGTTCCGGGTGCCCGTCTTTGGTCTTGCTCAAGCAAAACATCAGCGGGATCAGCTGCTTCACCTTCACGTTACGATAAAGGTGTCCGCCTTTGGTTCCCCAGCAGGCAATAACGATCTTCACGGTCTTCGCCATCGTCCAGAGGTAAAAATCGTTTCGGTTCAAAAACTCGTGTCCGCCCGGTGTGATATACAAACCCTCTTCACCGATCGGCTTAACGGCAGTCTTGAGCCCGGCCGGGTCGGTGCTGCGGAAGGCAAAGAGGTTCGTCATCACGATACCGCCACACTATCCAGAGCCCACACTTGCAGCAGAAGGGGTGCGCATCCAGGAAGGCATCCCGCAGCCCAGGATAAAGCCGCTTCCAGCGTTCGGTGTTCTTAACCAACGCGCCGGGCACCCTCGTCCATGGAGCTTTCTCAGTCATCGGTTTACTGCTGGCCATTGTCTAACGCACAGCTCAGGTGGCCATTCTTCCATTTTGCCGCCCTTCTTGTCCTTGAGTTCTGCGCACGCAGCGGCAGCGCCCTCCGTGCAGCCGTTGACTAGCCTGGTACTGTCCGGCCAGTCGTGAAGGTTTGCATTCTCGGTGATTGGGAAGCTGCCGAGCTGCTTAGCGAAGTAGGCCACGCCAGCGGCCTGACACTGCTTCTGGATTTCGTGCATCCACTGGACGTCCATCGGGCGGGCGCTTGCTCCGCTCTCGCCGCCGGCAATTACCCAGTCAACTCCCTCACTCTTGAGCAACTTTTCGAAAGGCTTCCGGTAGCCGAGCCGATCGTAACCGTTTAACGATCTCAACAACTCAATCGGCCCAAGCAGCGGCTCGCAGCTCAGCCCGTGGACCGCGGCCGGGATTTTGAGCAGCTCGGGGATCCGCTTGTCGGCCATGTCCTGATTCTCCGTGCTGGTTATCATCCACACGTTTGCCGGCGCTTTACCCTCAAGCCAATCACGGCACCAGCGAAACGGGAACTCTCTTGTCGATGATACCAATCCGACTCGGTTACGCCATAGCTCAGGGCGCTTGGTCACAAAAAGGAAGTCTAACTCAGGGCATTCCGCAACCACTCTAAGAGCCCCGTGAAGCCAGTCAGCCGATACCTCATCATCGAAAATGTCCATGAGGCTACCGAGGAACACGCGGGCGCGGTGAAATGACATGCCACCGCAGGTTTCCTCACCGTGATAAGCCGGCACGTAGCCCTCACACGCGGTTGGCTTCGCGGCCCATGCAAGTCCACACTTATCGCAAATCCATGGCCGCTTGTTCCACTTGTAAGGCGCATTGCGGGTCGACTCGCTCGTCAGGTACCGCGGAGCGCCCTTACCCCAGTGATCGACCTTCTCTTGCATGTGCCGCTTATCACGCTCCGCGGCGTAGCAGTGTGCACACCCAGGAGAGACTTTGGTGCAGCCGATCCATGGATTGTAGGTGTAGTCACACCACTGGATAAAAGTTCGTCGGTTCATAGGAGTGCTTGTCGTACCGCCTCGAGGTGGCGCTTGGCTGCATCCCCGTCAATGTCGCTCGGGTTCCCAGCTCTTCGCGAAAGCCTTGCAGCGTCGGATCGTCGGGTCGTCTGCATTCTCGTCGGCAGTCGATGGGTTGAGCCCAATGAATTGCACAAGCGGATCGTCGCTCCACCGTTGGGTGAGCGTGTACCGGTACATTCGGTCATCGCTGAATTGGCAGGTGTTCACTCAGAATGGTAACGGACCGTTAGGCTTCGAAGATTTCGATTCGAACAAACTCGGGTTCTTTAGGGCCAATCTTCTTTTGGCGGACTTCAATCGTCGCCGCTCCCGGGTGGTCTTGTCGTATAATTCCAGCGTATCGGCATAGGTCGATATAGTACTTCTCACAGAGGTTGTCTTCGTCGAGGAGTCTTGTGCGGAAGCTCGTAACGCGCACAAGAACACGCCCCGGAGGGATTGCTTGTATTTGTCTCTGGCCCAATGCTCCATCGCTAGGATTTCGTTCCACGAGGGGCAGCGTCCCGGGATCTCGATGGTCAGGAATGGGGGCTTTTCTGAAGCTGACGGTCCCGTCTGCGTCCGTTCCGGCTGGAACATATCTGTTGTTTGCACAAAGTTTTTTAAAGTCATCCGGTGTCATTTTTCAAAACGGCACGTCATCATCTTCGGCCGCTGCCGCGTTAGCCTCTGCCTCAGCTTGAGCCGCTGGCGCGTCGACCGGCGCTAGGGCTTGTGCTGTCGTGGTCTTGCTTCGCGGCACAACTGAACAGATCCAAATCATCTTCCCGCTTCGTCGATCGGGCCCTGTGAATACAACCTGATTGATCGTTTCGGTCCGCTTTTTATTGTCTTTGGTGAACACAACAACCAAGTCGCCCGGCTTTGCCTCTTGAAAACAACGCACGCCCCACGAGTCGTCTCTGAGTTTGGCGTAGCAGTTACGATCGGGTGCGTCGGAAAACTGCGCTTGGCTTGTCTGCTGTTGCGGCGCCGTTGTAGCTCGTCGGGCTTTCAGCAAGTCACGGATCTCAGTGAGTAGCTGAATGATTTGTTGGTTCTCGGTCATATTCGTTTCAGTGGTGCCTCGGCTGTGGACTGCTGCATGAATTCCGCAAGAACGGTCTTCACCCAATTTGACGCGCCTTCTTTGGTCAGGTTCTTATCTTCGCGGACCATATCGGCGATGTCGGTATTGCTGAATTGCATTGCGGCCCAAAGCTTTTCCTCGGGCAGCATCTGCACGGTTTTGAGGAAGTCGAAGCAATCTTTGGTTTTTACGATCGGGTTCATTGCCCGGCCTTTGCCGAAGCCCAATCCGAGGGAGGCTAGTTGGTCGGGTGGCATTGCTTTCAAACGGGAAACGACTGCCTTCAGGACTTTTTCGATAAGTGCTTTGTTCTCCCATAGCTTTACCAAGTCTGCGGGTTTGAGTGCATGCACCATTGCAGAAACGTCTGTGCTCGATGCTAACGCTCGGGACGCTATAACGCTAGGCAAGAGCGCGTAACTGCCTGCCATTGGGCAGATCGCGTTGCAGGGGCAGTGATAGCACCACTGGCCCGGTGTCAGTGGCGCGTCTTCCTGTTGGCTCAGCCAGAGGTGTTGCATGATCCAGGCTTCCGATCGCTCGATGTCGAGCGGGGTGTAATCGCAATAGTCCCGGGCTCCAACCTTGTCCATGCACCGGTTGATTGCGACTCGGACCCCGGCGATGTCATCCATGTCGCGGTACTTCAGCACGGCAAGGATCCGCAGCTGCGTGTTGCGCGTGGCGGGCGGGACGTTAGGGCCAATCAATTTCCAATCAATTACGAGAGCGTGCTTCCTTCCTTCGCTCTGTGCGATGTAATGCACGTCGGATTCACCGGACAGGATCGGCGCCATCGTCTCCGGATGATTCAGAAACAGACGTTCCTTGTGCGGACCCTCTTCGCAGTCGGACGCGTTGATCGCTGCCAGCCACGATTGCACAAGGCGATCCTCGAATTTCAAACCGTTCTGGAATAGCTCCAGCTCGTCGTCATTCAGGTCCAGGGGCATGCCTTCCTCGCGGGACTTGTCGATCTTGTTGCCGCTGATAATGTATTCGTCCGGCTCGTTGGCCTTTTTCAGTTCCGAGTCGCTGAGGCTGTCGCGAAGGCGGAGAGATCCCGGGCAATTCCAAAACCAAGTCATGCTTGCGCTCGGCAAGCCAAGTCGTACGTCATTCGTCTCCGGGCTCATAAGATTTTAGTTTGTTGACAAGTTCCTCTCTGCTTTTCGTTAGCTTAGTGATCGACGCATCCAGATCGTGAATACCAGAGATCAGGTGATCGTTGTGCGCTGATTTTGGATACACGTGCCTCGCCAGTTCCTTCGAACGGCCTTCCCCTGGTTTACTTATCCAGACTTCTGTGGTGTTGTACACGTCTCTGACGGCGATGGACGTCACCTCTACCTCGACGAACGATCCGCGCCACTGCGAAAACCATGCCTTGAATCTTTGGAACGTGGCTTTGTCTCTCATTGGCTGGTCGATCAGCTGTCGAGCCGCCTTCAGGGAGTCGACTTCTCGCTCGCGTCCGCGCAACTCGAATTTCCATTTGTTGCGGTCTTCGTCGTAATCGATCCGGATGCCTTTGTAGCTCTGGATGATCGTTGCGTCTGTGTCGCTTATTTCTAATGGCTTCTTGTTCATAATTGCGCTCTCACGGCTGCTTCTTCCTCGGGCGTTAATGTCCAAAGTCCCTGCCTGCCGAGGATCGGCACGGGCTCTTTGAGTGCTCTCAGGTTGCGCGTCATCCAGGCGAAGCGTCCCGGCGAATAGTCTCCAAGTTGCCACTCTAGTTCGCACGCCGGGCAAACCGTTGTCGGTATGCACTTCCACAGCTCAACCACGCACAACGCGCAACCGTATGGGATGACGTAGTTTTTCACGTCGGGCGGATCGACGAGGATGTACAGCGTGTCCAAGTCATCCTTGGTCATCTTGCGCTTTGCGGCGCAGATCACCACGTCGCCCCGGTACTGAGTCGGCCAGCTTCGCGTCTCATTCTCTTTCCTGCCGAGGTGCATGGCGCTTGCCCAAGGTTCCCATAAAGATAGGGCTCTCATTTGGTTTCGTTGTTGTACCCGTCCGTGGTGTCGGTAACTGTGTCGGCTAACAAAACGAATTCCTGCGCCAGCTCTTCGTCGACGCGGATCGTTTCGTCGCAGAAGCGACAGGTGAAAGAGGATCCCTCGTTGTAGTACCCAAGTTCGTGACACTTCGGACAGCGCAAGCATGCGATGTCAAACGCCGGACGTTCTTTAAGCGCCTCGCGCACGGCCGGATCTTTCCAGATGTCGCGCGGTAGTTCCGATCGCGGGATCAACTTGTCGCCGCAGTCAGAGCAAAAGTTTGGCTGCTTCCGGTCGTGGTCACCTACCAGATGAGTCCACGGCTCAGCGAGGCAGCTCGGGCAGACTTTAGCGTCTTTCATAAAGGAAGGGGTGCCGGACTGGCGGCATGAATGACCTTGCTTCAAACGAGAGGCAAGTGAACCAATCCAGGCACCCCAAAACTGCAGCAGTTTACGTCGCGGGTTGCTGATTCATCTGAGTCAAGAGCGTGGCGCGCGCCTTATACACGTTATCGATCTTCGCCTCGGTCAACTCAGCCAGCTTTTGCCCGGTTTTGGCTGCCTTGTTTGCAACCAAGACCCGCATCAGCTCGGGCTCTGTCTTACCCTCTGTGTGCAGCCAGCGGCGCACAGACGTTAAGGGTATGGATTCACCGTCTTTCGCTTTGAACGTCGACGGGTCATTTTTAGGGGTGGCAGCACCTACCTGGGGCGGTGACACAGGCGATGTCTGCCCCGTTGGGGTGGCAGGTGCTGCCGAAGCTGTCTCATTTGTGGACGCTGCCTGATTGGCTGCCGCTTCAATCTCTTCGGCCGTGGGTTCAGACCCCTCACTTTGTGGCTCTAATGGCCCGGTAGGATTAGCCGCTGCCCCGTCCTGAGGCGTTTGTTGCCCGGGCGGGGTGGTGACAGCCTGTTTCGGCTCCTGGGGCGTTTTACCCGTTCCCTGGGTTGTATTCTCAACCTTGCGAATGTTCCCGGCTTGTTTCCCGGGTTGCTCTTTCAGGTCCGGCGCCGGTAGTCCCTGGACAAATTCGGGACGCTTCGCTTCTCGCGTTGCTACCACTTCGGCCGGTATATCGACATATTCCTCGCGCAGCATCATGCCGCCGAGTGTCGTCGGGAAAGCGTCCCTGAGCGCGTGCACCTCGGCAACCTTGCAGATCATCCCGGCCGGGTCCGTCACCCACACACCGAAATTCTTCCGGTAGGTCGACAGCTGCACCCTTTTGCGGCATGGAAATTTTCGGTTTTTAAAATGCACAACGCACCAGCCGCCTAACAGCTCGTCGCCGTTCCAAAGAAAGTCACCTTCCCGCTCGACGATCTGGTCTTCAGCGTTGCGCACGATCACACCGGATTCAAATCCATCAAAATCCGGGTGCACTTCGGCACGTTTCATAAAGGCGCTTTGGGAAGTGATTAAGCTCCATTCAACTTCAGGCGGTTGGTTGTCGGTTCCCTGGCGCTTTCGAAATCCTATGAGGTACGCATCTCCCTCAAACGGATTGAGCCTGCGGGATCTGCACAGCATCATAAACTTCATCGCTGAGCGATCGTCCGGAAGATCCTTCTCACGGGTAGGCACTGCGATGTAGTTCCGGATTACTGCAAGAGAAAGCTTGATCTTGTCGTCGCTCGCAAACGGGGTGTATTCGATTTCGGTCTTAGCTTGAACGGTTACGGGTTGCTGAACTGTTACGGCTGTTGTGCTCATGTATTGTTAATTTTCCTTTGCCGCAGATGGTGGATTGGCCCGGGCAAAAATACCTGCTCCAGCGGATGCCCGTGCCTTAATCTGTACAGGCACGTTCCGTATTGTAAGCCAAGCTGGTTCACCCAGTCTCGCAAGCACTGCGTTTGCCCGCGATAAGTAATTTGTAAAACGCTTCGCCTGTTGCGTGCGCTTTGCGCTGTAGTAGCCCATCGACAATTTCCGGGCTCGTAATTTCCGTTGTTATCTGGCCATCGATCCAGATAGTGCTTTGGCGTTGGCGGATCTCCCATGTCCGCATAGAAGCCAGCGAATTGCTGCCAACGATCGCAGACAGTTATACCTCGCCCGCCATAATGCTGATAATCGTGACTGCTCGGCCGGTAGCATCTTCTGATCATGGATTGCCAGCGGTTGTAAGCCATTAAGTGAACGCCCCCATGCTTGAAGTTGTCGGCTGCTCGAATTTGGGATCTGTAACAGCCACACGATTTCGTGTGTCCGGAGATCACCTTGTAACGGTCTAGGCATTTAACAGTACCGCAATCACACTCGCAAAGAAGAACCTTGCCGACAACATTCAAAATCCGAAGCCAGCCGTATCTCTCTCCTGGCAGCGTCGGGGGAAGCGTTGGCGGTTTTCCTAACATTCGGTTACTTTCTCTGCTAACAGGGCTTTAGCCTGCCTTTCTTGTTGATGCTGGTTTAGTACCTTTGCGATCGTGTCCGCGTCGCGCTCGTCCGCGCACGTGCAGATTCTTACGTATCTCTCTGTGTCGATGACTGCGTGATCGCTCCAGATTCTTCCTGGGTCGAGGATTATGCTTATGAACATGCTTCCTTTCTTTGCGCGCTTGCGCTCTGGTTGTTTTGTAGCTGGGCGGAATTATGGGGTGCGGTACTGGGTGATTCTTTGCTTTCTCCGATAACGGGATGATCGGAGGCGGGTAAGGCAGTGGCGCCGGTGGCTTCGGATTCAGCGGACACGCCCCAAACGGATCTACCGGTCCGGATGAGCTGGCGTCGCCCATGTGACAGCCGCATTTGCAAGAGCCGGGACCGTCTTCGTAATCGTGCGGGCCAAACTTCTTACTGTCCACCGTAGGCGCCTTGTACCATCTGCCCCACTCGATCCAGTAAGAAAAGCCGGGCTCACGCGGGAAGTCTGTTCCGATTCCTTTTGGCGGCTTTTCGCTGGTGCCGATAAAGAAGGCGCCGCCTTTTCTGCGCGGGATCTCATTCTTCAAACCTTCGGCCGCAACGGCCGTAGTGGTCGCATTCAATCCAGCATCTGCAGCGATTGGCGCCGGTGCTGGCGCTGGCTGTTTCACCCAGTCTGGTACCGCACATTCTGGCTGCTCCATCGGCATGATCATCCCGTAAAACTTCCGTTGCACTAATCCAGGCATGAAAACCGAAATGACAGAGTACGGGCCAGCGTCCGGCCTGCTGACGTGTTTGTGTCCCTTCAGGATCACCTGTTCGCCGCGCACTCCCTGGAGTGTCTTGGATACCTTGTGAAAGTCGGAAACGTAACGGGCGTTTATGCTGAGATCGAATGGGGCAAAGTCACTCGTCGGCACCACGTCACGCCACTTCGGATATAGTCCCTTGATTGCTGGGTGAATCACGGTTTGCTCGCGGCTGATAAACCGCACGTTGGCGCCGTCGTAGTTAACAAGGATGTACTGGGAGTCCAACGGCTTTGGCAGGTTACGGACAAGGGGATAATCCACTGTAAACTCAATCAGCGTTTCAACCGGATCCTCTAGTGCAACATCTGGTTTGAGGATTCCCATGTAACGGCCGTTCGTGGCGATCAACAAGACCTTGCCGTCCGGGTGGATCTCGAAATGCACCCCCTTCAAAACATAGCGGGTATCATCATTGCTCTGCAGTAGGCGTATCGCTAGCAGGTCTTTTGCTTCGATGCGGAATGAGATATTTGGCGCGAGGTTCGATGGTGCTTCGCTCATAGATTTCTTGTGTTTGTGTGGTTGCTAAATGAAAAACCTGCTGTCGGTGCTTACGCAACTGACGTGTTTTGCGCGGAGGGGGTTTGGCGGAGGTCCGTACTGCTCGACTTGCGCCATTGTAAGCGCGATCTTCGTCACCTCGACTTCGGCGCCAAACAACGCAAGCCGATCACGTACGTCGCGCACCATATCTTCTCCGCTCGGGTCGTGGTCTCCCAGGTAGAAAAGATATTTCGCCTTTCGTGCATGCTTAGCCTGTCTGAACCGGTTCGCGGCCACATACATTGCGCTTTGCGAGCTGTAACCCCTGTTCACCATGAGCGTAACGTGGTAATCGGTGGCGACTGGCTCCAGAACACCGGCAAGCGCATCCTTTTCCACCCACAACTCGCAATAGCTCGCCTGTCCATCCCAGCGGTCCAGCCTGTAAGCCGCTACAGCTGATTCGACAAGATCCTCGATGTTATCCCATTCGCCCGGGGTCTTTGGCACACGCACCCGGTCTTCGATCGCTGCCCAATCAATCAACCCGGCAAGCCTGCCGTCGCTAATCGCATTCCCTAAAGCTTTATAGGATCGCTCGCTGTTTCGGATTAAGTCTCGGCTTACAAACTGGTAGTATAGCTGCCGCAGTGTTAGCCGGTATCCTTGCGCCTGATAGCTTTCAATGATTTCGTTCGCAGTTGCGATCGTCTGCAGTCTGTCCGCCCTGAAGTTCTGGTCGATGAAACGTCTTTTCATAATGGTTGTAGTGGTGGTTTTTTGTAACGCTTGGCTGTTCTGTTGTAGGCGTTGGCGTGCATGGCGCAGATAACGATTTCTCCGCGCAACCTGTCTTTCATGCGGAATTTTGCTGGTCGCCCGCATTCCCAGTAACGCTCAACACCGTCAAATTGACCGTTATCGCCAACTGTCATTTGGCATTTGGTTTTGTTGGTTCCTTTGCTCATATTGCACCTCTTTTGTTTAGTGCTCGCAGCTCACTTACAATTCGAGCCCGTTGCCTTAGTAGGTTTTCCGAGCATCCGTGGTGAAACTGATTTCTTCGCAGCATGGTAGAGTGGAATTTTATTGCGAGTAGCGCCTGATGCTTTTTGATAATCAGGTAGGGCAGCACCATTTTCAGGATTGCCGCTGTGTCGACGTTTCCCCAGATGACCCTACCGCTTGGCTTATAACGTGGGTCTCTGGTGATCCAGTGTGCGGATCCGCCAAAGCGTTTGTGTAGCCAGTCGATGATCCCCGGGTGGCAATTACAGATCGTCAAAGTGATTCGGCTG